CAGCAAAAAGCTTGTCAAGCAAGCGTACTCGTTCCTTCACTTCATACTCATGATACTCATCTCTGAGTCGAGCAAGACGCTCACGGTCAAGCAGAAGTTGTTCTTTATCTGTGAGTTTCATGTTACACCTCCATCATACAGCCTACACCTTGTCTTGTACGGCGTTTGTGTTTAACTGGGGTAGTGTCAACTTTGGTCAGACCTTTGTATTCTACCCACTCATCTTCGGGCATATCGGCTTCACGTTGCCACCGTTCAAATTCATCGGCAGCACACTCAGGGGTTACACACTCAATACCCAGTTTATTTGCCCAGTCCCAAATGCTTTGCCGAACGAGTTTGTTGTATCGTTGGGAAACCTTTGTGACTACTAACTTCAGGCAAGCCCTCTCGTGTGGTTTCAAGTGAGCCAGTTTCCTTTGCATCTCGTAGTCCAGTCTCCCCTTCGCTTCCACATAAATCGTCCTGTGTAGTCCCACCAGTTTGAAGTCTGGGTTGTAGTTCTGCACCAGTGTCACTTGGAATATGCTCGGTGACGCTTTCTGGGGAAGTCTCTGCAACTTTGGCATTAGACCGTGAATGTATCTTTCTAGGTTTGAATCGTAGGTCGTCATTAACATCAACTCCTATGAATGCGGCTTCATCTTTGTTCCAGAATAATGCTCCCTCACCAACCTCACCGTTGGTACGGTGTTTGAGTATTTTAAAGTTGGTAGTGTCTTCACCCTGAACACGAGCAAAGCCAAGGACGTTATCGGCAAAGCGTTCAATACCACCACCACCTAACCCGTGGGTCATGGTAGGGACTTGACCTTCTTTCAGGTCGTTGTCACGGCGTGTGTGAGACACGACTAGGGTGTGATGACCGAACTGCTTGCCTAGGCGGACAAAGCCCGTCATAGTCTCAGCAATTGCCTCTGTGAGGTTCTTGTTAACTGTGGCTGTGTAAGCTGATAGGTTGTCAAATACCACCAACTCAACACCGTTAACTCTCACGGCGTACTCAATAGCCTCCTCAATTTCATCCCATGTGTACTGGTCTAACCTTGCAACCTCTAGATATTCTTGGGCATAAGCACGGTACTTATCCAAGTCATTCGGTTTAATTGGGTCAGGTGAATAACGGAAGTCATAACGAGCCACCATGCTCATGATACGTTGCATATACACTCTGAGTGTTTCTTCTAGAGCGAAGTACAACACCCGTTGCTTACGTGAAACGTAGTTAGCCGCTATTTGTCTAGCCACACTAGACTTACCAACACTGGCAGCAGCAAACAAGACTGTAACCTCACCGTTGTCTAAGGTAAATGGGTGTTCAGTGCATCGGTCAATAGCGTAAATACCTGTCGGGTATCCGCAAGACTCAGATTGACTAGAGAATGCGGAGTCAAATAGGTTAGCCTTCTCCTCTTTACTTAGTAGAACGTTGGTAACTTTACGTTGGGCTTTCTTGATACAGTCATTGAACGTAGTCTTGGCTTCACTCTCTTCAGTAAGCAGTAGTTCGTTGGCATCCTTATAAGGAAGTATAATACGGAAACCTACCCCGACTTTGAGAAGGTTCATTACGTCATCGGCAGCAGCATTACCAGCTTCATCGTTGTCGAAGCAAACGTAAACCCGTCTGAATGACTCTACCCATTTCAGGTTTTCTTTGACTGTCTTGAGTGCCGACCCTGCCCCGCTAGGCACAGACACACTGGGTTTACCAGTCATCTGATAAGCAGAGAGCGCGTCAAACTCACCCTCGGTAATGATTAAGGTGTCACGAGAAGTTTGTTGGTGTGGTATTGTCTGCATCCCAAAGAAGGGTAAAGACTTACCATTACCGTCAATACGGAACTCTTTGTTTTTGTTTCTTAACTTGTGAGCAACAAGAACACCATCCTTGTAGTAAGGGAAGGCTACCTCGTTGGTGTCTAGTGTTACTGACACACCATAGGTTCTACAGGTGTGTTCATTAAGCCCTCTGGTTTTTAGTTCCACTAATTTTGTCGGGTGTTCAAGTGTGTGTGTCATGTGTGTAAATTTACCTCCTCTAGCTTTGAGGATGTCAGCTTCGGAACGCCTGTTGGTACAACCTTGTGTGTAACAGTACCATGTTTCTTCGCCCAACTCCTCTACAAGCCAGACTGATAGGTTATCAGACGACTTGCAGACTGAGCAAGACCGATGACCAATGAAGGTCTTTGTAAAGTCTGCATAGTCCATCATAAGTTAAACTTTCTCCTCTGAGCATAGTCGGTGTATTCGGCGGCGTACTTCGATTAACAAGTCACGTGGTGTGTCACAGCTTGGGTCGTCCCATAACACGTAGGATAGTATAGAACAACAAGTAAAGCTTGGCATATAACCTTTGAACAGGTAGTCTACCATGAACCAGTCTGACCAGTGTAGGGGCATCTGTGCCACCGAGTAAAGTCTAGGCAGGACGTTCATGTAGTAAGGTAAGTCAAACCTTACAGCCAGTACCTCGTCACCAGTGTTCTCCCAGTCATCCTCAGTAACAGGCACGGCTGTGATACCGTACTCAGTTAACTCAAGTAACATACTGGTTTCTCCGAACACCGTAGTTGGTATGTGTATCACCGCGAATGCGTGTGCGTATGGACATAAGTTAACTAAGCAAGCCAGTAATTTAAGTGGCGTATTAGGTAGTTGAAATACCACTGTCGCTGAGTAAGAATGTGTTCTCACTCCCGCCTCTTTGTTCGTCATATCCAAGTAGCGCGTCTGCTTTGAGCTTCGCAGCTTGGTAATTAGCATACCGATTGATAAAGCGTTGCAGAGTATGGTAATTAAGGTACTTACCTTTGCCCAACAATTCTTTAGCGTACTCAACAGTGAGTTCATCATAGCTTGGATACCTCCGATGTGTGTCTTTGAAATTTCTTGCTAAACGGTTGGCACGTATTAGGTCACGTAGCACTGTGGAATTTATTCTTTGGGTAGTTGTTTTCTCCTTGTCAAAGTTAATACCTAAACATTCTAGTTCAACTAGCATCTCTATCCAGATGAACCTTCTATTGAATGCGAATACCACACCCTTAATCGGTGTGTCTACACTTGACTCATTAACAAAGTCAAAGCAAACATCCATCCTTTTAAGGTGTCTCTCGTACTCACGGTAATTACCCTTGATGGGTTCATACCACTGTCTAGGTACTCCCTTAACATAGTGACCTGTCTTTTGTTTTTGTCCGTAGTGTTTACGCGCAAGGTTAGAAACCCAGTCAGAAACACCTAACCATAGTTCCTGCTTCTCTGTGTCAGATAGGTGTAGGTGCTTGCGTAGTTTGTCAAGTAAAGACAGGAACTTAGAGTCACCATTATCGGTTTTCTCTTTTAGTACCTGTCTTAATTCATTATTGGTTCTTAGTGGCTTCTTCATATATTTTTAACAAGACCTCTACTTGTTGCTTGGTTAAGCCTTGAACCGATATAGGGAACTCTTCTGGTATGTATTCCCTTAGAGTTTCAATAGCGGACTTACCACTCATCGAATCCCACTGGCTCACTTGGTGGTAGTGTCTCGGTTTCAGTGACTGTTGGTTGTGCAACTGGTTTAACTTTACTTGCACGGGTTTTGTTAGTCGTGGCTTTTCTTTCAGGTTTAGGTTGTTCATCTTGTTTAACCTCTGGTACTTTCTTAACGTTGTTCATTACCTCGTCTGCTTCAACAAACCCATCCAAGGTAGCATAAAGTTGGGCAAGTATCTCACCTACTTTCTCACGTTGGAAGTTAGACTTACCATCCCAAGCAAACCCACCATCCTCACACACCTTAACTACCACGTCTTGAATTAACTGGTAGGCAGCTTGAAATACCTCTCTGTTTTGGCTCATCAAGGCATGGTGTACGTTGGGGTAGTATCGGGAGATGTGAGCCAAGAATGTGCCGAACAGAACGTTAAAACTGTTACGGAGTATCTTGGTGTTTGGTAGTTGTTGTTTCGCTATGTCAGCAAACTCAATACCAAAAGCTTGTTTAAGAGTCTTGGTATTACTTACTCTGTCAAACATGGACAGTGAGTTGCTTGACGCAGATAACACTAGGTCATCACGCTCAGTCTTGTTCATAGTTCTGTTGGTGTTAAAGGTAACACAAGCCAAGCATAATTGTTTCATGTCAGTGAACATCATGCGCGTTACTTTAACTTTTACTGAGTCATGAGGAACACCTAGTGCATCGGCTACTAGAGCCAAGCCTATTACTCGGTGACGACCTGAAACAATGTACTCAGTACCGTCATCGGTGGTGGTAGCTAGTACCACTGGGTTTAGCAACATACCGTAGTTAACTAGACCAACCTCTGGTTTAAACAGGATGGTTTTAACTTTGGTTATGAATATGTCCTCTTGGTTGGTGTCTTCTGTGAGTAACAGTTCACCAAGGTCTACTACGTCACCATCAAAGATAGGTTGGAAGTGTTCAAAGAAGTTTTCAAACTTAGCTGGGTCAACGTGTTTAACTACGCGTTTAACTTCGGCATCAGTAAGGGATACTTTCTCAAGTTGTGTGGATAACATATCTATTCTCCTAACCACGTTGTGTACGTGGCAACTAAGTTGTAACGTGTGTTGTGTTCACCCTCGGGGGATGTTGATGTCTCAAAGCTGCTCAATACGTAGGGGTATATGAACTGCTTGTCAGCCTCATCCTTGACTAAGCGTAACATATTGTCACGTATTCTGTCAAGTGCTTGTGGCTCAACTTGGGTAACTAAAAGTAGTGTGTTTACGTCAAGTACGGTTGATATTACTATGTCCTGAGTGACCTTGGTAAACTTACGTTGAGTTACCTGTTGGGGTGTTGCTGGTGAAAGAAGGGGTGTTGGCTCAGTATCTGGTAGTAGTATCTCGTCAATAAACAACGAGCCTACAAGCAACCTTGCTAACACCTCGTTATGAAACTGCTTGATAAGCATTACACATCCTCAACAGTGTACAGATTAATTTTCCAACCAGTGGTGTCATCCTCTTGCCTCCATTGTTCTGTTACGTGAGGCATGGTGACAACTAAGCCACCGTCACGAACCATAATACCAGAAACCTGTTCAACTAGCTTGGCACTTACTTCCTCTATCAATTCATAGGGAAGTCCGTACTCAGCACAGTCTATGGTTGACAGAACAAACTCAAGCCCGTGTTTGGTTGTGACTCGGTGTGGTAAAAACTCTGAGGGAACGTTATCGAGTATTGACTGTAATACCTTGTAGGCATACAATAACTCATCCATATCTGGTTACTCTCCTGTTTAGGTTGTACTTGGGGTTGCATGACTCGGTTAGCCAAGGTAAGTGATAGAGCCACGTTGATAATAGTGGCTATGCTACCCACTGTCCTTACCACCTCAAGCCTCATGTGCAAAGCTTCCATTCGTTTTTTGTGGAGCTTCTTAAGGGCTTTTACATCGTCAGACCCACCACCCGTCTCATGAAGTTGGCTTGACATTGTATTGTCACCTCCTGTTTAGTGTTGTCAAATTCAAAACTCAATACCAAGTCCTTGACAGCCCCTTGGCACAGGTGTTCTATCTCGTCTGCCTGACTTGATGTCACTGGCTTAAACTTAACTAGGGTGTCGTATTCGCCAATTACCTCATCGGTTAACACCCGTTGTTTGTTCTTCACTGTCCAGTTGTACCGTTTGGGCGCGTCTTTTACTTTTTGGATAAGACACTTTACGTCTACGTTTTTCATTTCTTTTCTCCAAAATGCGTGTGTCTAGTACCTGCCAAGCGGTGTACTCATAGGCAAGCCAAGCAGAATACTCAGGCAAGCCTATGCTGGTGGCTAGTTTCATCCATATAGGGAACAAACCACACAGCACGAGTAACACCACCTTTTTCTTCATTCTTACCCCAACTCAACTTTACGCATGAACTTGTGGAATACACCGCGCTTGATGAATTTGTGTAGGCGGCGTGAGTAGGACTCAATAGTAGGTCTTGCCCAGATAGGCAACCATAATCCGTTCTCTACACCACGTTCAGCAAGAATACGGGTTTTGGGGTGTTCAGTCATAAAGTTTTTGTACTCCTCACTCCGAACTACTTTGTGTAACGCTTCGGCAAAGTGAGTACCTTCGGTGGTAAATACCAAGGAAGCTCGTTTAGCAAGCAAAGTCATTCGATAGAGAAACATAATAACCTCCGTAAATTTTTTCAAAGAAGCAGCAAAACAGTTACCAGTCTATAGGGTCAGGTAGTGGGGAATAGTTGGTATAGTCAATACCTTTCATACGCCCACTACCATCGGGAAGCCAAGGGTTGTACGGTTCATCATCCTCAGCGTACCAGTCTTCATTGTCGTCTGGCTCACTATCACCATAATGGTTATAGTTAACCTTAAACTCAGTAAGAGCTTGGTCATAAGCCGCGTCACGGGCAGCCCACACCTCTTGGGCGTGAACACGCTCTAACAGCTTAGTCACTAATTCCTCAAGCTTGGCTAGGTATTGTATCAACTCAAGTTTAAGGTGTCGGATGTGGTCAGTGTTCTTAGACAAGGTTAGAAGTAGCCGACTGTGGTTTACATTGAGTCTGTAGGTTGTGCTTAGTACGCCCTTTGTACTATAGCGCGAGATATTTCGCGGTATCCCTAACTTGCCCAGTAGGTCTAAGTTATCCTCAATGAGCTTGTTAAAGTCTCTGGAACGTTGACCCAAAAACTCAGCAAGTGAGTCAGAGTCAATACCCCATTCACCATTCTCGTAAGTATACTCGATACTAGAGAATGAGGCTAAGTCTTGTCTTAACTCATCAAGATGTTTGTGTGTTAGTTGCATTACTATTCAACTCCTGTGTATTGTCTTACTATCGGTTCGTCTTCAAACTCGTAGTTGCTACCTGAATGCCAAGCAAAGAACACTTGACGTTCTGGGTGTCGTGCTGCTTCGAGCTTAACAAACTCTAGACTATGGTTTTCTAGTACTCTCAGTTTGTGGGTGACTAACTTATCTAGCCAGTACCCACCACCGAATACCTCTACCCACTGCTTATCGTAGGCATGAACGCAGACGTAATCTAGGTAGTATTTACCGTCATCAGTGTTGCCTATCTCGTAGTAGTGTAGGTCGTTACGTGGCTCGGATTTTAGTGTGGCACGTTCGTGTGATAATTTTGCAAAGTTACTAAACATCTCATTTACCTCTAACTATTTTGTGTGTTTTGTTTGCATGATGAATAAGGATGGTAACGTCACGCTTACTTGACTCAATATGTATTGTAACGTCACCTAACTCCCATAACCATTGTTTTGTTTTAGCCAAAATACCTCCTAAAAATTTTACAGACGAGCAGCAAAAACAATTACCACGAGTCACCAGAGGACTTAGTAGAACGCCCACGTTTAGTGGTGGGTTTAGCTTCTTCTTCTTCGTCTTGTTCTTGGCTAGTAGGTTGTTCTTTCATTTCTTTAAGAAAACCGTAGTAGTCAGGGGAACGGTCTGACTTCTTGTTGGCTGTCTCGTACAGGTACAGGCGCATGACACTACCATCAGCTAGGGTAACTAACCCCGAGGCAATGTGGCTACCTTTACCGTGGTTGACCCACAGGCTAACAGAGCCAAGGTCTTCTGCATATTCTTTGGTTTCTTGTTTGGGTTGTTGTTTCTTGAACATAACCATACCGATACCTCATAGTGTGAACAGGGCTTGTTATACCCACTACACTAGCCTAGTTGCCTAAGCTAGTGGCTGTCGTTATAAGAAGTCCTCACCTTTAGCATAACGTTTAGTGTGGTGACAGTACACAAAGGGAGCATGGTATTCTCTCACTAATGACCAGACGTGACTAAGGTGTAAAGTAAACTTGGTAGAACCATCTCTGAATAACACTGTGTAGCCTAGCATTTTAGTAACTCCTGACCTAGTAGGTCGTACAGTTCATTAAGGTAAGTGGCTCTCCCAAAATCAGTGTTACGTTGGGATATGCCCAGAGAACGTGGTATAATTCTGTAGTTGTCATGTGTCTCGTAACCGTACACAGAGAACCAGTTGTATAGATAGTAACTAATTTCCATTACATTACCTCCCATTTGTTTGTTTTAAGGTTAAGTCTGAAACCATCTATTCTGTTCATTACAACGGTGGTATAACCAAGTAGTTCAACTCGTTGTAGCAGGTATTTAATTGAATAGAAACCACCGTAGTTGGTGTGTTTAGTTAGCCAATACTCACCATCAATTGTGGCTACTTGGCATGGGTCTTGTACATCTAGGTTATAGACTTTCATTATAGTTCTCCTAATGGGTATTCAGGAACATTAATTTCACTTATGGTTAATACTGGTTGTTCATGAGTGTAACCATATCGTCTTGCATCAAACTCGTTGGTAAACTTGTTGTAACTTCTGAGTTTATTTTCGTCAACTATTACTAGGTAGTTGTAAGAACTAGCCCAATCTAAGTAGATGTTCAACTCAGTAGGAAGGTCAGCAAGTTTCCATTCTTCAAATAATACGTAGTACATAATTACCTCGATTGTTCAATAACAGTTTGTTCAGGAAAATACACTGGCTTACCACCATCTACTAACAGGAGTAAGCCAAGCATAAGTAAGAGTATCGTAGCAAATAACTTACACATACTATTTATCGGTGGTAGGGTGTAGTTTGTTACGAATAACTATCCACGTTACAGCTTGTAGAGTTGATACTTCTAAGCCAAGTAGGTTAGCCACTACAGAGTAGTCAGACCAGACGCTTATGTATTGTTTTCTTGACAGGCTAGGAGTTTTCATTTCAACTAATCCTAACCCGTGTTTCCATACTCGGTAAGCGTGTCTGTCTATCGTAGCATACTCAGTTTCACCGTAAATGTTGTGTGCGAATGACCACGTTTTGTGACCACTACCTAACTCAGATACTTCTGCTTCAAACCAAGCAAAAGCTTTAGTTGGGTCATTGATAAAGTCTAACGCTTTTTGGGCATTAAATTTATAGGTAGTGTACATATTGTCTTCTATAGATACTGAGTCAGTAGTGTAGTCTTCTAAAAACTTCTCACAGTACTTGACATTGTTTTCCCAAGAAGTAGCGGGGCTTAACACACTCATGATAATACATACAAGCTTGAATGACTTGTTGTAAGTATCTGCCAATTCTTGACAGACATCATGAGCAGTAGTATACCAGTCTTTACCTTGTCTTAGTTCTAGTTTAGAAGCTTCTAGGTATACTGATACAATGTGTTTTTGGTTAAGAGAAAGTTTAGTTAGGTCTAACATTTTAATTACCTTAGAATAAACACTTGGTCAACCTAGTTTCCTAAGTTAACCTGAGCAGTTCTAAGTTACATTTGAGCCAAAAGCTTACCTACTTCTAACACTAAGTGTTCTGGTAGTAGTTCGTACTGAACAGCCTCACCGTTAACATAACTGGTATGTTCACTACGTATGTCCATTATTAAGGTAGTGGACTTGGGTATTACCCATCTGTGACCAGTGTACTTAACTATTAAGCAGTACCCTTTGTGTTCTAGTATTAAGGGAAACATAACAAACCTCCATAATATTTTGCCAAGAAGCAGCAAAAACAAGGGATGTACAAGCGTTCATATTGTCAGGCAGTAGATACTACTGAACCTCTATCCTACCATTTCTTGTACAGCCCCTGTAGTAGCCTAGGACTATGTTACCTAGGCTTTCTTGTGTTTGTACATCTCGTACCCAGTTGAGCCAATATAGAACCATTCACCCTTGATGTGAGAACCATTGACTATGGTTTCCACAAGAATACCACAACCAAAGTCAGTGACTCGTTTAGTATAGGTCTTCATGGTGATACCCGTGTTGTACTTTTTCGATTAAGGTTAGCTTACATCCTTCGGCTTTGGCTAGGCAGAAGTCTAGTCGTCTAGCTGATAGACATAACGTAGGGTTAAGGGTAATAAGACCTACGAACCAAGTAATAGTGATAATTGTTTCAATAGTGGATAACATCTGTCTACCTCCATGTTTAAGGTAGTTAGCGTGTGTTAGTAATGTTTGCGAACGTGAACACCTGTACATTCAGCAAGAAGGTGTCCATAGGAATGATACCATTTTTTGTAGGCTTGTTTAGTTGTCATCTCTCTACCTCACGTGTTCTAGTAATTCCTGTTGATGAATAATGTAGGACTCTTCTTGGTAGGTATTACTTCTAGTGTATATCTGAGCAGAACGAGCAGACAAGAACAGAAGCAACAAACCAAGTTTAACTAATTGACCTAAGCCTCTAAGTATGTCTAGGCTTATTTGTTTGTTAGTGTATAACATATTTACCTCTAATAATTTCCACAAGAAGCAGCAAAAACTAATCTCTACATTATCACCTATCAAGCGTTTACCTATTGACTTCATCAGTCATAGTATTGTTAAGTGACTCGGTACATTATCCTTGCATGAGGAATCGAACCTCAACTCTTGCCCCAATAATGTAGAGACATTAGACTAACCTAGTTTCCTAAGTTAGTCGGTGAACTACATTAGAATAGTTTCCATATTGTTTAGGTCAAAGTATGCAAGTTGGTTTCTTTGTTTAGAAATACAACGAGCATTTTCTTCTTCTTGGAAACATTCAGAGATGTCAAGGAATAGATGACCAGCATCTACCCAAGCACCAATGTAAAAGTTATCAACGTCAAGAATAAACTGATGACTTTCTAGGTAGTCATCAATGACTTTAGTTAAGTCAATTTCATCTAGACTTACCATTAATTCATAACCTTCTAAGCTAACCATGTAGCCAGTAGTAGGAGTAGGAAGCCCGTATCTGTAAGTAAAGCCTTGGTATTGTTCAACTTCACTAGCAAGTTTAAGAGAGTCTAACCATTCGATAGTAGTGTGAGTACACATAATGCTTACCTTTGAATTGAAAACTAGGACTAGCCTACAACGAAGGTTAACAAGTTTGTTAGTGTGCTTAACCTTGTGGCTCTAACCTGATAGGCTAGTCTTGAGTAATAATCAAAAGTTAGGTACATCTAGTTAAGGTCATGTACCTTGACAAGTAAATGCTAGGCAGGTTTCAGTAAGGACTTATTGAACATCTTGTTAGACTCCATTATCGTAAATACCTCGTGCATCCTAGGCATAAGTTAATTGAATTAAGTCTTTATTTGTGTTGTTTCTTGAGAGTGTGTTAGGTGAGTCTCAAGACTTCCCACCTTGTTTAACAGAGAATATCAAGTGAGTCTCTGTACTTCCCACTATCTAGCCAAGCATTGTGTTAAGTGAGTAGGCTTGTCATCCCACTAAGTAATACTGAGATGTAAACTCTCTCAGTGCAAGTCAAGTAAGTTAACTGGTAAACTTGTCACCCAGTCGTAACCAAGCAAGTTATCTGGTAAGCTTGTCACCCAGTGAGTATAGAACTAAGATGTAAAGTGTCTTAGTGGCACAAATGAGTCAGAAGCTAGAAGACTTAGGCAAGCTGTCTAACATTCGTTGGTTAGACTATTATCTGTGACGTGGCAAGCTGTTAAACATTATCTTTGTTGCTTACATTGTGTTTCCTTTTTACCGTGAGTCATTAGTAAATTCTGACTGCGTGTTGTGTGTTTCCTTAGCGTAGGCTGTGTTCAACTAGGTTACGTCTCTTAGAGTCTTACTACTGTATCTACTCATCACAGGAGCTTCTTAAGCTTATTTCTTTCGGTGGCTTGTCTTGAGGTCTTCTCCTCTCGACATATTCAATCTAACAAACCTAGGCTGTTTTGACAAGGTGTTGTAACAATTCGTTACAATACAGTCTGTGATATATAGAACGCGTGTGTGTGCGTGTGTATTAACTTCACGTGCGCGTGTGTTAATTCCTTGTAGAATACCAGTCAAGCTAAGACTAGCCAAGTCTCTTAGGTAAGTTAGGCTAGGCTGTAGTATCTAGGCTGTTAGGTAAGGAATGTCTAGGCTTGCCTCTTGCTTGCCTGTACTGTAGAGACTTAACCCACCCGAGTAATGTAGAGACTCAACGGGGGGGAGGCGTGTGTGTGTGTAGTGTGTATTACTTACTCTGAAATTTTACCAAGAAGCTGTACTGCCTACCCAACACGAAACCTAGTCTGTCTAGGACTAGGTAAGTGTTTGATGTGTTCTACTTGTCTCTGTATTTTAATTAATTGTTCTCTGCGGAAGCAGTCAGTGTAGAGGTAGGCGGTACAATCTAGTTGCTTCAACTAGCGGTTAGCTCATCAACACTAAACCGAGTGAGGCTTTTAGGTCTATAACAACGACTAGCCGAACGAGGTTTATGGCACACCTAGTTATTTTGTAATTCAGTACAGGTTTTGGGTATTTGAGCGGAAGCCTATGCAGGTCAATACATACGGAGGTTTAACCAGTGGCTACACCAGAACAACACAAGTCTCGTTTACGCTACGAGGCAATTAAGGAGATAGTGGAACTGATGTCGAAGTACGATGTTACATGGGATGAAATACGCGAGTTCAAGTCTATGTCAATGGCGGAGCAGCTACTTGCCCACAGACAGGCACAGGCTAAGCGTAGACAACACGCGGATAATTTAGTCAAGGCTCGTGAAGCCGCAGCAGCCAAACGTCAAGCTAAACAGGAGAAACACAGTGGCACAGAAGCAACCCAAGGTTAAGAAAGTAGACCCTTCGACATACGAAGCGGCTATTCAGACTAAACGACAGGCTATGGAGTTTGACACAACTCAGCGAGCCAACAGAACACAGGCTGAGGCAGTGGCTTACAAGGATGCCGCAGTGAAGAACATGAACGAAGGGCTGGGCTTGCTTAGTTCATTCCTAGACCAGCGTATGGAGTCACAACGTAAAGTGAACAAGATATACGGTGATGCCAACACGTTCGATGTTCAGAAGCTTCGTGAAGAAGCACGACTAGGGGCTAAGCAGATAACGTCTGGCTTCCTCAGTTCTATGAGAGGATAACATGGGCAAGCAGGTATTTTACGACCGTAAGACAAAGAAATACTACTCTATTAATGAGGACGGTACTAAGACTGAACTTGTAGACAAGAATGCGCCAACGTCTAACACCCAAACAAAGGCTACACCAGCACCTGCTGCATCGTCAACCCCCAATGCGGATGCTCAAATAGCCAAAGCAGAGGCTGACAGAGTTGCTGCGGATGCTGCTGCCAAGGCTAAGGTAGAGGCTGAACGTAGTAGACTGGCTCAAGACGCACAAGGTCAACAGGACGCAGTTAAGGCTCGTATTGACTCGTTAATGGCGGAGTTAGCTGCTGCCACACAGCCCGACTACGCTGCCCAATACCAAGAACTTTATCAGAGTCAGTTAGACGAGATGAAGTCTGTTTGGGAAACACAGCGTCAACAACAACAGGCTGACTACGAGGCGCGGCTTGCAGAGACTCAAGACAAGTTTAACACAAGTCAGGAGGACTACAAGAACAAGATAAGCGAGACACAGGGTACTATTAACGACCTTCGTAGACAGATAGAGTTCGAGAAGAACGATACTGGTCAATTTGATGCTTCGGTATTTAACCCAGAACAAGACAAGTACGCCACACAGGCAGAGGCACACCAGCAGGGCGCACTAACTCAGTTGCAGGAGTTAATGAAGGTCTACGCGTTTGACCCAGCTATGCAAAAGAAAATACAGGACGAGTACTCTGGTCGTATTTCTTCTGGGTACACAGACGTGCTTGGCAATACAATGAATGTTAAGGGCGCATACGAACAAGGTCTAGACAAGTTCCAGTCTGGTCAGTTCAAGCTTAGTGAGTTACCTTCGTTGTACGGGGCGCAAACAGCGTTTAACCAAAGTCTGCAAGCTAAGCAACAGGGTCTAATCACGTCTATGCAGGGACTAGCCAACATTGAGTCAGACCTACAAAGACGGGTCAAGGAAGACGCAGCGAACATTCAGTCACAACGGTTAGCAGAGAAGCAAAGTTTACAGTCTAGACAAGCCCAGAACACTGTAGGCAAAGTGTCCCAGTCCAGTATTAATCAGGGTGCTAGTCGGAATGTGAAGAACATACAGAGTCGGGGCTTAGGTACTGGCTTGTTAAGTAACTACTTTAAAGGAGTAATGTAATGGCTAAGGGAGAATACGGATTTCAACAACGTGAACGTGACCACGCAATTCTTTGGAGAGCGGCTGCTGACGGTACTAACGTGCGCATTCGCTGGGGAGGTTTTGGCGCATTAGCTCCTACTGCCACTGACAAGCGTTTATGCAGAATGGGTACAGAAGGTGCTGCTAGTGGAACTAACTCGTTAAGCCAGTGCCTGTACATTCCCGAAGGGATGGCGTGTTTTATTGAGTGTATTTTCACTATATGGGACGATGATGGTACTGACACTTACGATGGTACACGTGTTGGTGGCTTCGTTTATCGTGCATCAGGTGGAAACGTAACTCTAGGTACTGGTATTACCTCGGTAGCAGTGGACAACCGTACTGTGTTGTTAGTCGCCAATACCACAGTACAAGGTATTGAGTTCGAGGTCGCTGATACTGCTGAGACTAACAACATCGGTGTTTGGGTAGAAATGTTAGTAAGACCTGTGGACATCACCACCGAAGGTTTGACTCACTTACCCGCCCTTAAAACTGGTGCTTTGTCGGCTGTTGAGTCTACTGCTTACTAATTTTAGTGGGGGCTTAGTCCCCCTAGGAGTTTAACTTTATGGTTGTTAATAGACACGCAGGGCGAGTTGAAGGTCAGGAGTACAGAGGAGCAGCAATTTACGCAGGAGCAGTTAGTTCCCGTAAACAAGCTGTTTGGGGGTATTTAACTGATGACGGTTCTGACTCTAGTTTAAACGAAAACTACGCTTCTGCTACAGACTGTTACTACACAGTGGCTACGTCCCCGCTAGTTGTAACCTCTATATGCGTATCTGTTGAAGATACTGACATTGCCCAAGCAGCGTATGGAACGTTTTGTGGAGCAGTTGCCGCAGTTACTAACGGGTTTAAGTTTAAGTTTGTTGACTCTGCTGGTGGTACTACCCTTGACTTAACCACTGCCACAGCTACTGGAGGTTCACTCAAGTCTAAAGCTGACTTTAAGTCTGTAGCCAAGACGTTTTCCGAGGTACTTATCAACACCAGTGCCACTACTGCTCAGAACGTACACTCTTGGACGGCTGAGTTTTGCTTGAATAGTTGGCTAGGAGCAGGTGTACTTCTTAATGTTGGTGACAAGCTTGTGTGTACTCTGCAAGACAACTACTCTGGCTTGACGAGCATGACCATCACCTTTAAAGGTTACAGAGTATAACGTAGTGGGGGAGTTAAGCTCCCCTTAATTCAATGGTTTCACAGAGAACATCTTTCACATTTCATCCGTGTGGGGCGCACACCGTCAACAGTGACCCCAACGTAGTTACACTAACTAGACCTGCTGGTTCTGCTGGTATTCTTATTCAAAATACAGGTACTACAACCAATAACATATTCTATGTACTGGACGAGTCTACTCCCGCGTCAGGCACGGGATTTTTGCTTGCGCCAGTGGTAGATGGTGGGGACGTAGTTAGAGTGGACTTCAGAAACAATGACTTCAAATACCATGCGGCGGCGGACGCGGTTCTACAGTACCAGTGGTTCGACTAATATGTTGTACAGAGTTAAAGTCTTACATACCACGCCTGAAAAACTTCAGGCTTTTATTTACTCGTTAACCTCTAAGCAGGAGGCATGGGATAGAACTTCCAAGACGTTGTTTCCTGTATTTGACGGGGATATTATAGTTAGTGACTATGACCTAGACGAGGTAAGAAATGTAAGTGTTACTAAGGAGGGTATGAGGTATCTTGCTTCCCCGTTCAACAACAATACCCAGTTGGGTAGACAGATAAACTCAACTTTGTCTGGAGACTTGGCTGTACGAACTCAGTTCCGAATTAGAGACTACTTACAGGCAGTGGCTACGCAGGGTCTTGCTACAGTTGAACCGTTTGAATACCCAGTAACGGAGATACCAACATGAGAGTATTGAAAAATTCCAAGATACTTGGATTTGGTAGTAGCGGCGGGGCTTTCACTACCGTTCTTATAGAGGATACCCGTATTATTCCAGAAGGTGTACCAGATACCCGAGTTACACCAGAAGGTGACACAAGAATAATTAAACATACCTAGAGGTGAAACGTGGCTAATGTAACAATTTTTGACTTAACAGCTACATCCAGTCTGTCTGATGCCTATCTATTTGAGTTAGACACTGGCTCTGGTGTTGCTTCACGCAAGATAACAGCCCAGAATGCTCGGACTTACTTTCAGACTGGTTTAACTCCGCAGAGTATTGGCTGCGCCGCAACGCTCACTACTACTGAGTTAGACTACATGGACGGTGTAACTTCAGGAGTTCAGGCTCAGCTAAACGCCAAGGTAGGAACTGGTGTTACCATATCTGCTGGTACAGGTCTTACTGGTGGTGGTGATTTATCCGCAAACAGAACACTGTCCTTGGACATTAACGGTCTTAGTGTAATTACCCCCGTAGCGGGTGATAGTATCCCCTTCTACGACCTTTCAGGTACTACACAAGGTAAGACGACTATCACTACTTTGAACGGGCTTATAGACCACGGTACGTTGGCTGGCGTAAGTGATGACGACCATACCATGTACTCTAAAGCGGATGGAACTCGCTGGACAACGACACCAACAGCGTCTCGGGCAGTTATATCTAATGCCTCTGGTAACTTAGTTGTGTCCAGTGTAACAGACACCGAACTAGGCTACGTTAGCGGTGTTACCTCGGCTATTCAGACACAGTTAGGTGGCAAGGTTGGAACAGGTACAACTATCACTGCTGGTACGGGTTTAACTGGAGGTGGGGACTTATCCACTAATAGAACACTGGCTATTGATATTACTGGGCTTACCTCGACAACGGTGGCTAGTGATGATGAACTTGTGGTCTATGATGTGTCCCTGTCTGGGTACAGAAAGATAACTGCGGCAGCCTTTGGTGTTGGTGGTACTGACCACGGAAGTTTAGGCGGGTTGTCCGATGATGACCACACTCAGTATTCCAAAGCTGACGGTACAAGATGGACAACTACCCAAACAGCCTCACGAGCAGTTGTAACTGACGCTTCTGGGTACTTAGTAGTGGCTAGTGTAACTGCTGCTGAGTTAGGTACTTTATCTGGTATTACTGCCTCAACTGCTGAGTTGAACATTATGGATGGGGTAACTGCCACCACAGCCGAGTTAAACAAGATTGACGGGTTTACTGGGGACGTTGACGACCTGAACGAAATAGCTGGTTTAGCTGACTTTGACCAGACAATACGGGCTGGAAGAAACGTAGTCAGTGTTACCTCTACTGGCGCAGTTACTTTAGGTACAACTCACCAAAACGCGTTTCTGTACTGTACCAACAGTTCCACTGTGACGTTCACAATACCACCAAACAGTACTACAGCTTTTCCTACTGGTACAGAAATCCAGTTCTGGCGTGGAGACACGTCTGTTGTAGTTACCGAAGGTAGTGGTGTAACTCTTAATGGGCATGACGGGACAAACGCCGTCACGTCTACTGCTACGATTGGAACACAACACACAGGTTGTTGCATAAAGAAAGTGGCTACAGATACTTGGGTAGTATTTGGTCAGTTCACATCTAGTTAAGGAGTAAGCCTATGTCTTTCCATTCTAATATGATGATGCGCAGAACAAGCTCAGGAGGAGGTAGTTCAAACCTCACTCTAGACGACTTAACAGCCTCGCCTATACTAGCTATATCAACGAGGAAGCTAGACAAGGACTACACTGGCTACTGTATGCGCGTCCGCAGGTCAAACGACAATGCTGAACAGGACATAGGCTTTACTTCTGGCGGAGACTTAGACACGTCCAGTTTAACTTCATTTTGTGGTAGTAACAGTGGCTACGTTACAACTTGGTATGACCAGTCAGGTAACACAAGGAACTTGACTATGACCACTACTGCTAATCAACCACGAATAGTAAACGCTGGCACAGTGGAAACAAGCGGTGACGTGGGAGGTAAGGCTGGTATAGCGTTTAGTACAGGTAGTTACTGGATGTCCCTGTCTTACACAATAAGCTTAACCACGCTTACCGTGGCTATGGTAGTAGACCTTGACGCTTCAGGTTCGAGGATATTTGACCATTACACTGGCGCAAATGACTACACGTCAGGAAACTTAAGCCTGTACAACTCAAGCAACAAATTCGCCTGTTATAGTGGTGCTGCTCGGGCTATATCCACAAACACAGTAACTGGTTCAGCCAAGAGTATAGTTTTTAGGCGTGACGGGGCAAACTCAGTCGTGTACGACAACAACTCTGCTGGTACTACAGACACGTCTTGGGGAACAACAACTTTGACTGGCGAAACACTTAGACTTGGTAATGCAACTTCAACAGCTTGGCTTGGTCACTACTACGAGTTTATTTACTTTGGCTCGGCTATAAGCTCAACAGACAGAACCACTATCTACGATGACGTTGTATCCTACTTTGGTATTAACTAATGTCTAGACGTAAGAACACAGAACGAAGAACACCAAGTCAACGTGACTTAGTAAGAGCCTTGGTAGACCCTTGGTTCTTTCTTGACTTGATTGGGTTTCACGGAGGTATGTCTAACTTCGGTGAAATACACCACGAGTTAGCCGACTGGTTGTTCAATGATGAACGACTCGAAAAGAGAAACCTCGTTATCATGCCACGGGGACACCTAAAAACCACAATAGCCACTGTAGGCTCAGTCCTGCACGACATATATGTTAATCCCAATATTCGTATCTATATTGGTTCTGCTAACCAATCACTTGCCAAGGCTATTCTCCGTGAGATAACTGCCAACTTAGTTGACCCTTGGGCGCAAGAGAACGTTTGGAACAACAGACCACACTTTGATGGAAGACTAATACCTCTGATGGATAGACTTGGACAACAACGAAGACAAGTTAAGCGACTCGAAGAGTCAGGGGAGTATTCTGAGTATGACGACTCTATGCCTATGGATGGTGATGAACAGGACGACCGTAAGGTTATCTGGCGGCAAGACGCAATACAAGTCATACGTCCGTACAAGTTAAAAGAACCCACAGTGGTTATCGGGTCGTGTGAGTCACCTGCCACAGGGTTTCACTACGACAAGATATATTTTGACGATATTATCAACTTTGAGAACTACGATAAGAAAGAGAAGATAGAACGGTTGGATGTTTGGCGGAACGATATGTACTCCGTCTTGGACAATGAATACCTAGACGAGGACTTGCTTGGTGTTCTTAAACCGTTAACTCGTTCAAAAGAGTACCACAAGGTCATGGATAGGCTTTCACACGTTGGCGGAGACGTTACCGTGGTTGGAACTAGGTATTTCAAGCATGACTGGTACAAGCAGATAATGGATGACCCTGAGACTGAGTACCGTATATGGTGGAGAAACATCTACAAGAACGGTACAGACGCTGACGGTGGTTACATTTGGCACGAACGTTGGAATACTGACGTTGAACGTAAGAGACGTAAAGAACAGTCAAAGAAACACTTTGCCGCACAGTACTTAAACTCAGTAATTATTGATGAAGACCAGATTTTACCTTGGTCTAAAATTAACTTTGTTCATGCCTCGGCAATCGAACACCACGGAAACAAGTGGACAATAAAGGTCGGAGAAGAAGTACGAGAAGTTAAACTACACTGCGTAGTTGACCCTGCTGCCACCTGTAACAAGGACAGTGACTTTACCTGTATTGTCATCGGTGGTAAAGACAAGAACAAGAACCTGTACGTCCTAGACCTGAAACTACTCAGAGTTCCGTCAGACAAGTGGATACACGAGATGTATCAGTTGCTTGACAAGTACGAGGTACAGGCAGTGACTATTGAGACTGTAGCCTTCGCTGTGACTTTGAAGGACGCTATTAAGGGTAAGTTTGGTCAATACCACCCCGTGGCTATTCGAGACTACAAACCGAGTCAGGCTTCTACCAAGAAGGAAAGAATAGAGTCTGGACTAGACCCACTTATGAGTAATGGTATGTTGTACTTCACAAACTGGTTAGGTAATAGTGCCGAGTTAGTTGACCAGTTTAACTTCTTTCCGTCTGACACAGTCCATGATGACGGTCTAGACGCTATTCAGATGTTGAATGAGGTGTCAAAACCTATTATTGATGCCACGATGAACAAACAGCCAAACTACAAGATTAATACCAGATACGGGGGATACCGATGATAGACAAGCAAATTAACCCGCAAGAGTTCCAGATGACCCTGTTATGCTCCGAGAAGGGAGACTATAAGACACGTTACACCCACGTAGTTTCTTGGGTTAAACAGGCTATCACCGACTGGTCGTACATGAGACAGTCCTTAGAAACAGACTGGCGGGACTGTTGGGCTGAGTATTTCTCCAATGATAGAGGTGCAGAGGTTCTTCGCCTATCGGCACTAAGTAAAGTTGGTGATGTTGACGCTGACTGGAGACACAAAGTACCAACAGGTAAAGCCTTTGAGTTAGTTGAGACTGTTAACGGGTATTTACAGTCGGCGTTCTTCCCTAACCAGCAGTGGTTTGACTTGTACCCAAAAGCCTTCATTGATGCCCCAGACTGGGAAGATGTACTCAGTGTGGTAACTAAGTTCATTCTACACAAGTTAGAGGACGGTAACTTCCGTGACTTCTGGGACGTATTCTGTAGACAAGTTCTAGTAACAGGCACGTCTGTGTTGGCTTTACCTTGGCGTTACGAAACCATGCCCACGTTTAAGAACGTCAAAAACAAGAAAGGTAAATACGTGCCACAAGAAACTACCAAGGTCATTAAGAATGGTCTAGACTTTGAGGTTGTAGATATGTTCGACTTCTACCTAGACCCGTCAGACAAGAACCCACGTGGTAACGGTAACTGTATTCGCCGTTTGGTCAAGACTAAAGGTGAAGTCATACGAATGATAGAGGCTGGCGTTTATCCACTAGGCGAGGCTGTTATGGTAGAGCGTGAGAAAGCCTACACACTGCCCAGTGTTTCACACACCAACATTCAGGACTTAGAATACCTAAACGGGTTTACTATTGACACAGCCAACCCCCAAGCCAAGGTAGAACTGTACGAGTATTGGGGAAACTTGGTAGTTGATGGTGTGGAGTTCATTGACGTTTGCGCCGTGATAATGGGTGACAACTTACTCATGTTTCAGCCTAACCCGTACTGGGGAGGTAAGCCCTTTGTCGTGGGTACTCTTACCAACACACATGACAGTCCTTATGGAACTGGTTTACTTCAGCCTGTGTTGGGTCAACTTCATACCTTGTACATTACGTCTAACCACAGACTTGACTGTTCTGAGTTGGCAATTAACCCTATGTGGTTAGTAGTTAACGATGGTAGTGTGGACTTAAGCCAACTGTACTCTCGTGCTGGTAAGATAATACCAGTTGAGGATGTGGAAACTTCCATTCGCCCAGTAGAGATGGGTGGTCAAATTCAGGTGGCTGTTCAAGACGAACAACTCATGGAGGCTCGTGTAGACAAGATAACTGGTGTCGGCGCGTATGTCGGTGTTAACGGTGGTCGTCAAGCAGAACGTGTCACTGCTGAGGAAATTAAAGCCCAACGTGATGCAGGTGGTAATAGACTTGGCAGATACCACAAACACATAGAAGACACAGCCTTCAAAGACCTGCTTAACAAGTCCTACAGCTTTATGCAGCAGTTCGTCATTGACGATGAGACAATACGTATTCAGACCTCTGTACAGAAGTCCATGCGTGACCAGTATGAGTTCTTTACTGTTGGTCAAGAAGAACTACAACATGACGTAGACATAGTTCCAATTGGGTCTGACCACATTATCGACAAAGAGTTTGAACTTCAACAACGTATTGACTTGTGGAACATCGTTTCGCAAAACCAGCAGATGTCTCAGTACATTAACTGGAAAGAGGTGATGAAAGACCTCGCCAGACGGATGTTAAGACAAGACTGGGAACGTTACGTTGTCTTACCTGAAGAACAACCTCAACAGCCGCAGGAAGCCCCACAACCCTCACCAGAGGAGCTTATGATGATGCAGCAAATGGAGCAACAACAGGCTCAGCAAAACCCAACGGGCAACCCAGATGCGGACAAGTTCATAAACCAGTTAGGTCAGAGTCCAGAAGCCGCAGCCCAAACCGTAGCAAACGTAACAGCCAACGATAGGAGATTAGGTTAATGGCGACTTATGAAGTTAGAGGTGATGTAGCAGGAGCAAGCGAAGAGCCACAAGGTGGAGGTTACTTCAACGCTTCCTACTACGCTAACCAAGGTAAAGAACAGACTGAGGTTCTTGCTCAAGAAAGTCAGACTTCTTCTACCATTGAAGAATTAAGTAATAAACTGGGAGTAGACCCTACACAGCTTGGCGCACCTCAAGAAGAGGCTGTAGAACAAGCTCCTCCCAGTCAGGATGAGCCAGACAAGGAGAAAGAGGACTTCCTTGCCAAGTTTAATACAGAGGAAGGTAAACGGTTTAAAGACCAGTTTAAACAGTTTCTTGGTATTGACCCTGTGGAAGCCTACGAACTTATGACTGGCACTTCTCAGTTAGTTCAACACCTTGACACATGGAGACGTGAAGTTCAACAAGAACGTCAAGTAGCCCAGTTACGTCAAGAGTTTGGTTCTGACTTTGAAGCAGTTATGCCTAAAGTTGTGGAACGTTTCCAGCAGCTACCCAAGGCTATGCAAGTTTCTCTAGACAACATTGAGGGCGCACGTCTGTTAGCTGCTCAGATTAGACAGGAGGAACTGAGTCAACGTAGTGGTAGACCTAACCCGTATGCTTCTACAAACGTCAGACCTCTGCAACGCTCTGGTAATACTGCCCCAGTAATACGGATGTCAGAGTTCGTTAACTGGTCAGATGCAGAGGTTCAACAACGTATGCCCGAAATAATGAAGGCTAAACAAAACGGTACATTCATTAACGACTTATAGGAGATTAGACTATGCCTTTCTACGAACAAGCCCCGCAGGGAACTCAGTTCACTAACATTACCTCGTCTGTATTTATTCCTGAAATTTGGAAACGTGACATCATTCGCAGACGTGATGACAGCCTAGTTATGAAAGGTTGTATTTCTATGATTGACTTCCGTGGGGAAAAAGGTGACACCATCTATATTCCTTACGTTAGTGACATGGCGGTGAACAGTAAGGTACAAGGTTATCCTGTGACCTATCAAAGTTACAGTGACAGACGTTGGCAAATGGTCGTTAACCGTTACAAAGAAGTGTCCTTCGCTATTGACAAGCTTCTTGAAATTCAGTCCAGTCATGACCTTCGTTCTATATACACTGAACGTGCTGGTTTCGCATTGGCTCGTGACATCGAACACGCTATTTTGGCTGAACGTGCCACTATCAATGGTTATAACTCGGCAAGTAACGTCATTACGTCTGGCGCACCGTTAGACTACACTGATATTTTGGCTGCGTCTGAGATTCTTGACAACCTTAACATTCCCCGTGAAGGTCGTAAACTAATCATCTCCCCTAGCCAACACGCTTCCTTGTTAACTCAGCCCGAGTTTATCAATGCTGACTACAGTAGTGAAAAACGAGTTGAAACTGGTCGTGTAGGTAGTTGTCTTGGTATTCCTATCATGATGACTTCGTCACTCAAAGTTAACTCTACCTCTGGGTTCGTTAATGGTGAGGGTGCTACTGGAAGCCCAACTGCTGGTATGAGTGGTTCGTTATACTACCCCACTCAGTCCCCCGCATTACGTGATGGTACAAGTGTTACTGCCTCCGCTCTAACTGCTGGGTATCACACCGCTATGCTAATCCATCCAGACTGGGCTAAACTCGCTATGGTTAAGTCTCCTAACGTAGACTATGACTGGTCTGTTGACTACCAAGAACACCACATCGTACTAACTCAAATTTACGATGTAGAGTGTTACCGCCCAGACCACGCGGTGCTAATTAACACAACCGAGTCGTAGTGCTAGTTCTAGGCAAGTGTGTTGAAAGGAAACTTAAATGACAAGCCTAGACCAGACAAAACAATGCCCAGTATGCGGAACAACCCATACTGGGTTTAAACTTGGAAGAAATATATGTAGAGATTGTCACAACAAAGCCCAACGTGACAACCACAACAAACGTAAGCAAAGTTTGGAATGGGACGCTAAACACAAACTCATTCAACGTAAGAACCACTTAATGAACAAATACGGGTTAACCGTAGAAGAGGCTGACGCTATGTATGCCAAGGGTTGTGAAGTGTGTGGTTCTACAGACAGGATGTGTATTGACCACAACCACAAGACAGGTAAAGTTAGAGGAGCTTTGTGCAGCAGGTGTAACACAGCCTTGGGTATGCTACTAGATGACCCTAAACACGCGGCTAGGCTAGTTGAGTATATCATTAACACCACTGAGTCTTAATTCTGACTAACTAGCTAAACCTCCCTTGAAATATAGGGAGGCTTTATTATGACTACTGTTTCGGAGAACTTCGCTTTACTTGTGAAGTACGCTAAACAGTTCAAGTTTACATTACGTGAGTTTGCTTACCTGCTTGCAACGGTAGAACACGAAACTGCGGGTACTTTCCAACCCATTGAGGAATACGGTGGGAAGAAGGCTCGTTATGCTCCTTGGTACGGAAGAGGCTTTGTTCAACTTACTTGGCTAGGTAATTATAAGAAATACGCCTTGTTACTTGGTGTTCCACTAGGTGACGGGTCTTGGGCTTTAGATGCAGACAAAGCAGCTTTCATCATCTGCCACGGTATGCGTCATGGTGTGTTCACTGGTAAACGCCTTGGTCATTACTTCAGCGAACGTGTGACGGATTACTTACACGCCCGCAAAATGATTAACGGTATGGACAAAGCTGAACATATCATGGAGCTTGCCCAGAAGTGGGAACGTAAGCTGCTTAAAGGTGAAGTTAAAGAGTTCAACAAGAAGGAGTTCAATTACTAAAATGAAACTAGACCCAAGCGTAGTATGTGTTGTGTTAGTAGTCGGTTGTCTTGTGCTTCTTGGTGTAGACAACAAGCTTGACGTTAAGGACGTTATGATAGGGGCTACTGCTGGTTACTTCGGTTACGTCTCTAATAAGGAGTAGTCCATGCCTACGTCAACTAGAACCAAGTTACAGGTAGTTAACAGTGTTCTCAACTCAGTCGGGGAAAGAGCCTTGGGTACGTCTGGTACTCAGATAGGCAGCATAGTCGTTGACTGTATTCGTGAAGCACTGTTCGACTTGTCTACCTCAGCAAGTTGGAACGAGTTACGTAGCTTTGTCGGGGGTACTTGGTCTACTGACCAATGTACTCTCGCCTCTAATGTAGTCAAAATAGCGGGGGTTTACTGGTATTCCTCCCCTACAGGACTTCCCGAGTCAAGCTACGACTATTCTCGTTACCCAGTCCAGTTCGTTACGCTAGAGGAGTATCTGTACTTCCCGTTATACCCGTACACGAACTCAGCAAGAAATTATCCTAAATACTGGACACAGGTAGAGTCCAACGTTGTCAGAGTAAACCCTTACCCGAATGACGGTACAGAACAGGCTAAGTTAACCTTTGACGTTTATTCATTCCCGCCAGTACCAACTAACGATTCAGACACGTTTACTTGCTCAGACTTTTTCGTTAACCTAGTCCAGATGAAGTCAACTTCACTGTTCTCACTTAAATACTTAGGAGACGTGCAGATGCACAAACTCTGGGACGATGAGTACGAGAAACTGAGAAGAAAACAACTTGTCTACCAAACAGGCTTACCTAGTGGTGGTTACACCATGTTCAGAGGACGAAGAAATGCGTAACGAGGATAACAAGTTCATCCAGCAGCAGAACCAGTCAGCAGGACGTACCACTGATAAGGATATGTTTGTATTGGATAATTACGGTGGTGTTAACAAGACATCATCCCCGATTAACATTCCATACACAGACTCACCAGACATGATGAACATGGACATCACGCTGAGTGGTCACGTCAAGAAGCGCGCTGGAAGTATCCTACGTAAGTTTCTTAACTACGGTACTGCGCCTAAAGGGATGTGGATGGGTACGTTTCTTTTACCTAGTGGTGAACTACTTCTACTTGCCAAACTAGAAGAAAGTTTGTTAGTGTACCTGTGTCCAGAGAAGGAAAGTAATGACGAACTAACTCTAGTAGAAGGTAAGTACAACATCTGGTCAGAAAGAGCCAAGTACGTAAAACCAAGTGTGGTATTAACTTCCGAAGCTACGCCTAGGTTCATATTTGCTACTGGTGTTGACCCAGTCGTGGAATTAAACCTAGTGTACAAGAAGTTACTTACTAACAGTAGTGGTTATCCTTATGAGACAAGCCCATCACCACAGTCCTACGACACGTTCATACAAGGTACTACCCAAACTACCTTAGTGTCAACTTTGTCTGTAGGAAATACCACTACGTACACTACTGCTGTGGCACTTACGCCAAACTCAGAGTGTACCACCATAAGCTTTGTTGCTACTAGGTGGGGCGCAGCTATGCGAAGGACTGCCGACCAAGTAATGGGACAAGGTTACAGGTTTAACCTCTACACTGGGGCTAACCCGAACATAGAAGAGAAATTAGTTCAAATACCTGTGGAGATACAGAGAGGTGTTATTGAGGACGCGGCAGCTTTCACAATGGGCTACGGTACACTTCCCATAACCCTATACTACCAGAACACGTCCACAAGCACAGCGTTTACCTACGCTAATCCTCCAGCAACAGCCACTGAGTACGCATTCTCGTCTGGTATTGTACCTGCTGCAACTACAGACTACGTCACATTCGGCTCTACCTACGTAGCTTTTGGTGCATTAGCCGCGTCTGGTACTGCTGCCACGTCCGTGTACTTCCACAGACAACACTTCTTGTGGTTAAACGGTGGGAGGTCGCTTTACCTAGACAACCTGTCTGTAGTGGACAATCTAGGTGTGTCTTGGGCGCAAGAGACTGACACAACTAGACAGGCTCACTCGGCTGTGTCTAAAAAGTTCATGTTGTACAACAACACCACTCAGGTTACATCTACCAGTGGTGTAACTTGTAACGGTATAGGGTTCACTGCGGACTACCCGCAAGGTCTTAACTGTGACTGGGTGGAAATACTAGACGCTTCTAGTACTGGTTTAGGTATTCTGTGGTTCTCTAACAAGTACAATATGAGGTTGTTCTCATTAACCACCAGAAGTTACGATGGTCTTGTTCGACCCGTGTACGGTTTGGGTATGTACCAGAACGCTGAGATTAGTGCTTATCCACGGTACTTAGCTTTGTTCCAAGGTAGGTTATACCTGTCTGGGTTCAGTAACGACCCAATGTTGGTACTTGTAAGTAACGTCACCGACAATGGTTCTTACTACAGTTACCAGAATTTTGACGTATTATACTCAGACTCTACGTTAGCCTACAACCCAGTAGAACTACGTATTGACTCTGGAAGTGACGACTTAGTCACTGGTATGATTAATTGGCAAAACAGCCTGTTCATATTTACCAAACACTCAGTTAGACGGTTGTTTGCAAGTAATGGAACTATAACCCCGACAGACGTTCAGTTAAGTTTAGTTGGTAGTGTAGGATGTGTAAGCTTCGATACTATTACCAAGACAGACCGTAACGTACACTTCCTTAGTGATTCTGGGTTCTACAAAGTAGACCTGATAGTCGAGGTAGGAAACTACTACGTAGAGGATGTTGGTATTAAAGTTAACAGGTACTTTACTGAGTCGTCCGACCTAAGCAGGTCTTGGGCATTCTGGAATCAAAAGACGGACTCTATCTGGTTGTGTATTCCTGACAAGTTCGAGTCAGAATACGCAAGGGAGATGTTAGTGTACTTTGCTAAGAGAGATGCTTGGAGTGTTTACTCTACGTACAAAACCTACTTTAATGCTGCTTGTGGAACTACATCAGAGGGTAGGGTGTTTCTGTATATGATAGAACGGGTTAATACCGTGGTAGACTCAGAACTAACCTATGACGTTAACGGGGCATGGGGGTTTATTACTGAGTTTGATAGAACAGACTTGGCAGTAGACTTCTACCAAGAAGTTACTTATGCTGAACTAGCTGCGGGTTACAAGCCAGTTGGTTTGTTTAGTCCCAACAATTACAAGACCTTATCTAGTGGTAAGTACGTGTACAGCCTACTGTCTGTCACAGACGTTGACGGGTTTAGAATCCTACCAGTAGAAAACTACTACGACTACCTAGATATGTCTATATGGGACAGTACAATAACTACAGTTAAAGAGTACCTTACTGGCGGAGAAGACTACACACTGAACTACGTGACTAATACAGTCAAAGTACTGACAAGCTTCGCCGATGGAGATAAGCTGTTATTTAGTACCAGAGTTCCAGATAACCAGTACGGAAGTTGGGTGTCTATCTACGAGAACACTACTGAACTAACTGCTGGTACTGAGTTTAACCTCGTTACTGGGTCTAGAACTAACGGTGGTAACTCTACTGTTACGTTTAACTCAGGGTATGGAGACTCAACTGCTTCCTACTCTCTTGGCGTAGTTTACCCGTGTTGGCACGTAACACCATCCTACACTAGGGATAACCCAGACAGAATGAAACAAGCTGTCCACTATATAGGGTACTACAACAACAGAAATTTCTCTGAGTTGAATGACGACAGTACCTATAAGGTGAACGTTGAGGTTGATGTAGCCTTCATGTACAACGATACCAGAACAGGCTATACATCTGCTGACGTGTACCGAGGCACTGACTTGGTATGGGATATGTCCATATTCGGCACTGGTGAGTCAATAGTTCAAGAGACAGAGGTTTCAAGAATACGCGAACCTATACTTGGCAGTGGTTACTCATTGTCCGTGTGTAACTTCAACATGAGTCCAGCCAGTATGGAGCTTGTCGGGTACGAGATAGAAACCAAGACTAAAGGTAAAAATAGTAGAGGACACTGGTAATGTTCCAACTTAGTGACGACCAAAAGAAGTGGTTAAAGATTATCGGTGTGGCTTTCATCGTTGTAGGTAACGTTGTCATGTCTATCCTAGGCTTTGCCACGGGGACAGGTAAGCTCATGTCTAGCCAGTGTGAGGAGTGGCTACTTACCCATGACGAGTTTACTGCTCCCCCGCAGAACTGTGGTCAGGAGATTAAATACCTGAAAAAGAGGTGTGACAAGGAGGTGAAGGAACATGGTTTTTAGCATGATATTGTGTTGGTTATTCTTTACTGGTATTAAGGAGGTTCAGGATGGGGGCGGCATTACCTGTGATTGGTCTGGCTATATCGGGGATTGGAACAGTGGCTGGCATAGCTGGTCAAGCAGGGAGTGGCGGAGGGACAATATACACTGCCGACTCGAAAGCGAAGTACCAAGCAGACCTAGAAGCACTGAAATTAGCGGAGTACAACGCTAAGCAACGGGAGTCGTTAATTGCCCAAGAAAGACTGGCTGCTCAGGACTTTGCTAAGTTTCAACACGAACAGATGCTTATGCAACTGAATAGTGAAACTGAGTTAGCCACCCTAGGACTTCAACAACAGTGGGAGGCAATTAACTACGCGAGAAACATCGACAAGCAAGTCGGGCAAATGGAGAAGTTCATGTCTAACGCCTCGCTTGAGTCAGCAAGACAGGGTGTAGAAACCCAGTATGAACAGACTAAGCGGCAACTTGGCTTAGACCAGTTTGACCGACAGTCTCAGCTTGGCTTCAAAGACAGAGGACGTGACTTGCAGGGTGCTGGCTTGTCTGCTCAAGAAGCTGGATTAGCTTTGGAAGAAAACAAACTAGGTACAAAGAAAGCCCAGTTAGACCAACAGGGTGCAGAGGCTCGACAACAGATAGGCAACCAAGAACTAGACCTAGGCTTAAAAGAACAGGAGTTTGCTCAGGGTCAGTTCCAAGCAGAACAAGGTCTACAGAGTCAAGAAAGCCAAGCAAGTACAAGTAAGAACCTAGCCTTGGCTCAGGCAGACGAAGCTAAGAGACAAGCCCTTAACGAAATGTTACGGGTATTCTCTGGTAACGAACGAGACTTTGCCAAGTATCAGGCTATGCTAACTGCTAACGGAGTTAACCTTGGTGGTAACGTTCAGTTTGACCAAAACATGAACCAAGAAATACAGGGTCAGATGCAGGGTATCCAGAACCAAGCCAGCATGAGTAAAACCTCTGCGGGCATTCAGCAAGGGTACACCCAGTCTCAGATAGGTCAACAACGGTCTGGCTTAGCTGCTCAGGCTAACTTGGCTAATCAAGGTTTCAGTCAAGCAAGACAACAGTTTGGTCAAGCTAGGCAGAACATTGATGTAAACCAAGCTTTGGCTAACCAGCAACTTAGTCAAGCCCAACGTGGTATTGACTTGTCTAAGAGTGGTCTTCTACTAGACAGGCACAGGTTGGACTTAGACAGAGAATACGATGTGTTCTCTATGTCGATACTTCCTGACCTCCGTATGCAACAGGCACTAGAACAAGCCAAGACCCAGAAGGTTCAGAGTTTGTTTGGTATTAACTCACAACAAGTGGGCGAAGACTTTGCCCGTACAACACAAGATACAGTAGAGGACAGACAATATGAGCTTGACAGGACTGGTTATGAAGAAGGTCTTAAAGCTGTGCCTAAGAACTATGACTACCAAAGGAAGGCGGCTGATAGTTCGTACCTTTCGGCTCTTGGCTCATCGTCAACTCAAGCGGAAGCCGCACTCGCTATGTTGGCAGCTAATCAACATGGTCTGTTGTCTGGTCTTGGACAAGGTCTAGCCAACGGTACACAAACTGGGTACAGACCTTCATCTAACACTGCTGCGGGCATAGCTAATGCTTTGGGCAGCATCGGCGGGTTTATGGGGCAGCTACAGGGATACCTTGGCGCACGTAACATGAACTCGTCTACTGGAGGTTCTTCTCAGTTTATGGGTATGGACTCTGGGCATAGTTGGAAATAGAGGTAACAAATGGTAAGACGCGCTGGAACAAATTCACCCAGTGGTTTAACGGGGAGCAACGTAGGAGTTGACCTCCCCGATTATGCTAACGAGAACTGGGAACAGGTTATACAGAACACTCAGGCTGGGTTTGGTCATGCTGCACAGGCTCTAGATGCACAAGCCCAAGTGTTTAACCAAGAATACCAAAGAAAGGTACAAGAGTGGAAAACCAAAGAAGAACAACGCCTAGCCGAGTCTCAGTCGGGCGGTGGTGGTATTGGTGAGATAGGTCAAGCCTTGGCTGGTATTGGTAAACAGCTTCTTGCTGGGTACACTCTACAAGAGGAAATTAAGTTTAAAAATACCCAACAAGCAAAAGAGAACGACTGGCGTGAACGGTCTGTCCGCCTAAACGAGAAAGAGTTTGACTTCCGCCAAAACGAGGTAGCAAGACAAGAACAAGCAAGACAAGCAAAGGCTGAACAGGACTACCTTACCCAGATATGGGAAGCCAAGTTAACTGAAACACAGTCTCAGATTAACGAGTATATTGGTCAGTACGGTAGAGCCAACGGTGTTCAAGCTGCCAAGCAGAAGTACAATGAGTTCTTGGGTTCTCCCGAATATCAAGCTTTACCTGAAGCAGTTAAGTTCGACATAGCCCTAAAAGCCAATAAACAACTTGAAGAGTTAACTGGTGAGTCTGCTGACAAAATCTATGAGGAGCAGACCAAGATAAAAGAGGAGGCTGCAAACACAGGTGTTCAGCAGTTTAAGCTAGAATACTCTGCTGGTCTACAGAGACTTAGAACAGGTACTGACTTAACTGCTGACGAGGCTATTGAGTTAAGCCAAGAACTACTTTACGGTGGTCAAACCTTAGTTCAGAACAGTCCTCAGCTACAAGCATCGTTGTCTGACCCACGGGTACGGTTACAGTACCAAGCCGCTATTGTCAAAGAAGTTGGCGACTCGCTTAACTCGTATTACGGAACTACTGGGCAGCAGGGTGCAGAAGCACAAAACTTCATTTTGGCAGCAAATGAACTCCGAGCATTAGAGGCTTTCAGAGACTCTGGGGAAATTAACGATGCTCAGTACCAAGCCAAAGCTAAGGAAGTTCTACTTAGTCGTGGTATTCAAACTGACCCAGACAAGATGCCCAATGCTGGTGTCCAGATAATGGATGCCAAAATCAAAAACCTAGAACAACGAAACCAGTACACAGAACTGCTTCAACGTGACCGTAACCTCGAAACTATCCTAGGTGAGAAAACACCACAGGGTCAAGCCTTGGTTAGACGTAACATAGGGACTTCCCTGTACAACAACATCAACGGGCGCAATGTCGAGGTTCGTATTGCTGAGTTACGCAACCTAGAAAGAAACAACCCCAACGTTGCTCAGGCTGTTCATGCCCCAGCAGAACGTGAAATGTTAGAGGGGTATCACAAAGACCGAACTCGCCTAGCTGAGTTAAACCAGAGTACAGCCTCGTTAGAAGCAGAAATTCACAAGCTCGGTTACGCAGTTAATCCTCCAAAAGCCAAAGAGTACACTGTTGACCCTAATACCCCGTTAGGAATGGGTCAGGGTGTTGCTGCTCAACCAGAGGTTATACTGATACCTGCGCCAAACAGAGTACCAGAAGCCCCTATAGAAGCATTGGAAGCTAAGCGGGAGCAGTTAGCCGCATTGTACCAAGAACGTGACATAGTAATGTACCGTTGGAAACAGTACGGTGTTAACCTTGCTAACCCCAGTGACCAGTCGTACTTGAAACAGCTAGAAGCAGACACACAAGCTTCTGCTGACGAAATAGCCAGACGAAGTGCCGCAGAGGGTATCGGTGGTAACTTAGACCCGTCAATGATGAAAAAGAACGAGCCAACACGTTCTGACGTTGACAGAGTCCGCATTGACCAAGGTGTTATTGGCGACTTGCAACGGTCAGGTAAAACCGCCGTGTACCTACCACAAAACACGGGTAATAAAGAGCTTGACGAACAAATCAAGTCTGAGTACGGTAACTCCCTGAAAAACGTTGTACAGTTGACACTGGCTGGTCAGTACAAAGAAGCTGAGGCGTTTATTAAGTACCATGTTAGTGAGGTTGACAAGAAACTTTCCCCGTCAGCCAAAGGTACAAAGGAAAGTATATCGTTAAGAAACAACTTAACTCTTCAAAAACAAGAGTTACAACGTGTGTACGAGTACACAAAAGAGAAACAACAGTGGTATAGGCAGAAGTTTGAAGGACAGTCAAGACCTGCGGAGCGTCCAGTCTCAAATTTTTCTAAGGGTAGTGCCACACCTCCCCAAAGGGTACTACCCGAAAACGAGGCTATGTACAGACCCGCTATGCCTATGTCTGGGAACTTAGCGACTTCTCCTCAACTTGGGTACGTTCCGTTTAAGGGTGGTAACGTCAGAGTAACATCACAGTACGAAGAAAAGCGTGGAGACAAGGTTCACCGAGGTTTAGACCTTGTTAGTGATGACCCACGCGTAGCCACTGTTCAAGGCGGAACTGTGGTATTTGCTGGTGAGTGGAGTACCTACGGTAACGTAGTCATGGTAAAAACACAGGACGGGCATACCGAGGTTTACGCCCACCTAGATAAGTTAGGAGTACGAAAAGGTGACACACTGACACCAGCCCAACAAGTCGGCATTATGGGTAATACTGGTAGAAGTAAAGGGGCGCATTTACACTTTGAAGTGTGGACAGCCGACTTTAAAGACCACCCATCAGAGGTGAAAGAACGTGGGTACGTTAGTCCTGTGGACTACCTACAACGGTTTCAGGGTAAAGCTACGATGCCTGTAGGTGGTGGTGTACGTAACAGTACGAAACAACAAGTAAGTTACACTGGCGCAGTTAAGATGTCGGAAAACCTAGTTTACTCTAACGGGTACATCATCGACAGAAATACTATGCAGATGAGAAAAGCCACTCCGCGTGATGACTTACTTATCCAGAACGGTGTTCCGCTTGCTGACAGACGTAACGTGCCTCAGACAGCTACGTACCTAAACTCACCTGCTGGTAAGTCTGTTACCTACTACGAGCCGCCAGCAGAGGCTGCTACTAAGCAGCACTACGTGTTTGTTCGTCCTGCTGGGTACAAGGACAAGAACGGTAAAGACGTGTTTTATCTTGAGGGGTACGACAAAGGTAGACGTGTGTTCAGTAAACCAGTGACAGACGGGAAGATTCCTGATGGTAGTTACAAGGTAAACTCTACTGGCTCATCAGTTACTGGTAACGTTAGTTTCTACGATGAACGTGACAAAAACCTAGTCTCCCAGTTTATTAAGAGACGTAACGGGACGGATATGTACGTCAGTACAATACCCAAACAAAAGTACGTCCAGTCTGGTATTAACGACTACACAGGCAAACCTATGAGTTCCAACGCCCTGTCCATTTACAAGGAAGACTACGCCCCGTCTAACCCAGATGACGACTACGGAGTAAAAGAACTTAGAGATGACGCTCGACTCAGGCAGTCGTACCACAATGCTGCCAAGAAACTTGGTGTTCCAACTGTGTGGCTAGTTGACCAAACACTAGGTGAGTCAGGTCTAAATAAGGCGGTTGAGGGTGGTAGAAACAACGACTACATCGGTCTTATTCAGATGGGTGATGCCGCCCTGCATGACGTTGGGATGTACCTAGAAGGTAGACCGTACACCAAAGAGGACGTGCGCAACCACGACATCTATTGGCAAATTGAGGTTCTAATACCTGCCTACTTTGAAGTTCAACTTAAGCAAGCCAAGGCGCAAGGTAACAACAGAGGAATACAGACCTACGAGGATATGCTTATGCTTGTCTGGGGTGGTGCTGGTGGGTACAACCGAAGCTTGAAGAGTCGTGAAACCATGAACGACTATCATGGTGGTGGTGGTGTTAACTGGCAACAGTACAGAGAGAACGTGGTAACGGGTGGACGTAAGTTAGGTAGACGTTACGCTTGGTCACACAAGCAGAGTGTTACTTTACACGCCGCCCCTAGGGACAATTGCCCAGTATGCCAAGGGATGAACAGGAGCGGGAGCTTTACTAGCCACTATTACTATGGTTAGAAATGTCTGATATTTTAAATCCCAAGGACGAACAAGAAGCAGCAGAAGGTAGACAAGTCAGACCGATTAAGTCATCCTCTGCTGATTCTCAATCTCAGCCTAGTTCTTCTAGTGCTGCCCCAGTTGAACAACCAGTTACACCAACGCCTCCACCCGCTCCACAACAAGCCCCAGTAGGTGAAGACTTGTTCGGGGGTATTCGACCAGTTCACCCGTCACAGTTTTTAGAAGCCCAGTCTGGTAACATTGGGGCTTTAACTGACCCAACAGAGTCCACTAGAATGGACGTGGAAAACTTCCTCGGAGGATTAACGCCAGAACGTGTTGCCCAGAAGTTATCCGCCCAGTCACTATATAGTCAACCTGACTTAACAGGTAATCCAGACCAGACTTGGGAAAGAGTTAACAGTACCTACGAGGCAGCCAAGAAAGAGTATGACAGGTTTGTTAAAGAACCTGTGTTTGGTATGCCAAGCCAAAACTACACTGTGTTACCTGATGGTAGTGTAATACCTAAAACTCCTGCAACTGACACTGGTATTGCCTCACGAGGGTTAAACTCGGAGTTAGGTAAACACCTTCAAGACAACGTAGACCCAGAAGGTAAGTACAACACCCAGAGAACCATTACTCAGTTCCTGTTTGAGGACGCTTGGAATTTACTGGAGAAGGGCGCACACGGTGTAGCTACTTGGACAGGACTGAACAGACTAGAAAGAACTTTAGGTATTAAAACCCAAGCAGAACAGGATGTAAGACGAGAAAGAATTAACCAAGAGTTTCAACAGACACTGGCTAAGCTAAGTGACAAAAACCAAGGGTTTAACCTAGCAAGCAGTGACTCAACTGAGAGTATAGGTGACTACGGTAACGCTGGTATGGTGTCAGCCCTTATATACGGTCTTAACACAATACCATCGGCTGTTGTAGGTGGTGTGTATGACGTAGCAGATGAAATCATTCGTTACCGTACAGGTAAAGACCCATACGAGGGGAGTCGTGCGGCAGACGCTATTATCAAAGCCCGTGACTGGGGTTTGTCTAACAGATGGTCTGAACAGAACTACTTGTCCTTACAAGAACCAGAAGACCTAGAAGTCGGTACTATGACTGGTAATTGGTATTGGGATGCACCAGAACATCTAAGCAAAGCCACGGGTGGTGTTATTTCGCCAAAATACGCCCACTGGATAATTCAGATGCCACTGGCAATTGCTGGTGAAGTTGTGGGGGATGGTATAGTGGACACAGCCCTGCTCCGTGCCAACAGCGTGATAGGTAAGGCTGACTTAGCTTCTAAGATGGATGGGTACATTCCACCGACTAAGACCAACTTGTCTGGTAACTCTATGCGCCAAGAGTTAGTAGAACAGGCTACGGAGTCTAACGGAGTTGTAGTAAAAGCTGTTGATGGGCAACAACCCCAGTTAATAGTACCACCAGCAAAGGACGACATAACCACAGAGGTAGTTCACGTTGAGCCAAAAAATCGTAGGCTACAGTTCGTAACAGAGGACGAGTACAACCGATACGCTTTAGAAAGACAGAACACAGAGATAGTGCCTGTTGAAGGTAATCGGTCTGTTATGGTAGTTAACCTTGACGGAGGACAGTCTCAGGCTATTCAAGTCAGACCAGTACCTAGACTACCCAGACTAGACGATGTTGTAGCAAAACCCCATGATGTAGTACCTTACGTAAACCAAGCAGAGGTTATAGTTAGACCTCAACCAGAGGCACTACCATCGTCCGTGGTTAGTCTACACCCACGAAACAACGCCCAACTAACTGAGGTGGCTCTTAACTCTGCTGACCCGTCTACTGGTAAAGGCTTACTTAGTCCCACATTTGGTGGTGTATTAACTGACAACGAGATACGGGCTTTACGTTCGTCTAACCCCGTGGCACTGGCTCGTTATGGTACAGACGTTAACCCAATGTTAATGAATGCCAATACCCTAGCATTACCTGACGGGTCTGTGTTGGATATACCTAATGTACGAGTACCCGCAGAGTACATGGATGATGTAAACCCAGTATTACTTGGTCAGTCTCCTAGTGACACCTTGCTTGACAACTACATGAACATTCAAGCAGAGGCAGCTAGGAAGCGTTTTAAGCTTGTTCAGGATATGAATGAAGGAAGACTGTCTCCGTCTACTGCCAAGCGAATACTGACCGATATTCAGACGCTAGAGGCACAAGGTAAAGTCGTGCTTGCACAGGCTGTTGACCGTGGTGAAGGTTATAAACTGTTATCACCAGCATTACCTGACGAACTGTTGTCCAGCACAGACGAGGCGGCGGAGGTAGGTAATCAAATAGCCCAGTCGGTATTAATACTTGAAGACCAAGCAACCACCTTAGTTACACTGAGAACACAGGTTGATAACCTTGCTGACTTGACTCGTAAGCTAGACGGTCACATAGACAGCCTAGGCAGAGTTGGCAGACAGGACATATCAATAAGTGAGTTCACTGGTGACTGGTCTACAGACGGTGGTAAACTAAGTTTGGCTAACGGGGTAGATGGCGGGGCTTTACAACCGTTCGACCCAGACCTGCCTACTGACACGATGTACGACCATTTTGACGATGTGTACGAACCAGAAAAGATGTTCGGGGACACACCCGATGGTTACGTGTACGACCCAGATACAGACGGATTTCTTGGTGTTTCTGTAGACCTAGAAACTGGGGAGTCAGTCGTACACAGGATTGATGCTGGTCGCAAGCCTATAGATGCTGACTGGGAGAGACGTGTAGACGCTACTGGTAAAGAGTACTATGTGTCTACTGACGACAGTAGTGAGCTTGGGGAGGACTTTAACTTTGACGATATTCTCAGTGATGAGAACACCATCAACATAGGAGCGGAGGAGGGTGTAATAGACCCAAACGGGGCTGTCGATGTTGAGACTAGAGAAGTTCCGCCAGAGGCTTTAGCCGAGGCAGACGAGGTGGTAGAGGAGTCAGTATTTGCTAGACGGGGGCAGGGAGGTAAAACTGTTGCCGATATGTGGGCAGAGGCTGAGAAGGAAGCAGAAACACTAACCGAAGAAGTAACAGAGGAAGTACCAAGCATACTGTCGTCCGAGGTAATGGATGAAGCAGTAAAACAGTCTAGTGAAGCTGGTGGCAACACTGAGTTTGGTTTACCTGACCAGTCACTAAACCATAACCGTGGTATTAAAAAGGGTGACATATTCCTAGGTGAAGAGAACGGCGACCCAGTGGTGTTAATGAAAGACGGTACAGTCAAGTACGTAAAGACTAACATGATGGGTCAGTCAAACTACGCGGCGTTTATTCCCAAGTCACCAAGACACAGAAAATGGTTGGGTATAGCTGAGCAGTATAAACTGAGTCAAGAAGCTGCGGAAAACGTCACAGATACTGTGCAGCAGGTTGCCAAGCAGGTAGACGAGTCACCTATGCTGGGTGCTGACATCGAAGTTAAACCCACCGAGTCGGTACAAAATACCACTGAAAGTGTCATAGATACAAACTTCGACTCATCCGTGAAGCCTGATGACTTTAGACGCTACATAGTCAACTTTGCCGCCGACATAGCCCGTAAAGAGGGAGTAACCAACCTAGATGGGTTCTTTGATGGGTTGTACAAGTCTGGGGCTTCTGGTATTGACGATGTAGAGGCGTACATACAAGCCAACGCCCCAATAAAATTAGAAGGTAAGTTTGGCTTTAGTGACGTTGCCTCTGACATTCGTGACTACCTAGACAACGGTAAGTCTAGAGCCAATTCTAGTTTTGATTGGGATGGGTACAGTAAAGGCGGCTTACCTGAGTTAACCACAGAGGTACAACAAGCAACAACACCCAAGAAGGTAGTAGACCCAAGGCGGAAGCTTGCCCCACTGTCGCCAGACCAAGGTAAAACTATATTCCAACGTATTTCCTCAGATTTCAGAAAATTGGGTGTAGAGTTCAAGCCTATGCCTGACGATATGAAAGCCAAGTATAAAGGTAACGTACCCAAAGCTTTGTTCAACAAGGCGGATAACGTTGTGTATTTTGATTTCCAAGGGTTAGCAAAGGCTAGACCAGAGGAGTTAGTGTACCACATGAGACACGAGAGTGTTCACGCTATGCAGAACATGGGCGGAATGAAGGCTTTAGGTATAGACATACCAGACGAGTTCCGTAACTTCGTGGATAGTATTTACAAGGGGAAAGTTCCTGATGACCACTTACCTCTAGAATACGAGGCTTTCTACTTACAGGAGAATCCAGAGCTTTACGAACAAGTCCTAAAAAACAAGATGCAGGGTGTTCAAGCCAAGCCAGACGTACTGGTAGACGAGAAAGCTTTGGCGGCACATAGGGAGATGATGCGCAAAGCGGCTGAGGCACACAAGAAATTCAAGCCTAGTGCTGACCCAGCACAAGCTAAGCCAATAGGCAAAGTTACGCCAACCAAGACAAAACCTGTAGCCAAGGTTGAAGCTGAGTGGTTTCACGGTACACGTACATCCAAGAAACTACCTGATGTTGACCCCGTGGTAGGTGGTGCTTCAGCAGAGTTTGGTAAAGGGGTGTACTTAACCCAAGAACCAAAGTTAGCCGAAGCCGCCGCACGTAAGGTACAGGCAGTTAACAAGCCCAGTGTTGCTGATGCCACATTCTCAGCAGAGAACAGTAGGGTTGTCCGTGTGGATGTTAGACAGTACAACGAAGGTAACATACTAGACCTGTCTACTGTTATGACCAAGAAGACCTCAGCTAACCCACGTGGAGTTGCTGGCTTCATGAACAACACGTTTGTTGAGGCAGCCAAAGCCGCTACAGACGATGGTTCATTTGCTTCCTTCTATGGATTCCGTATTGGTGGTAAACAGGTTGCAACAGGCTGGGATGAGTTCCGCACCGCCTATGCCGCATTTAACGGTGGCAAAGCTCCGTCAGAAATTATCGTGGCTAAATTCCAAGCCAAGGTAAACGAGTTAATGCGCCAAAAAGGTATAACTGCGGGTACATTCACAGGTAAGGACGGAAGTAAGACACTGGTTATCTATGACCCACGTAAGCTTGTCGAGGTAGACGAAATACCAATAAAGACTACTGGTGACTTCATGGAGGGACTTGAGAACCAACGTTTCTTAGACCAGAGAACCTATGACCAGATGCCTGACGATGTTACCCTGTCCAACCTTAAACAGAGTCAGAAGGCTCAGGCTGACTGGGCTTTGCAACAGAACGCTGAGGCACTGGCTGACGAGCAGTTAAGGACTGTTGACGAGGTCGATGCGTACTTCGATGCGCGTAGGGAGTTACAGACACAAGTTGTCGAAACTAAGAGACGCGTAATCAAAAACTTAGAGGACAGTCTACCTGATGTGGAAGCTCAGAAGGCGGCTAAACAGAGAGCGGCTCGATATGTAAACCGTAACATAGAGATTAACCCCTGTTAAGATGACTAACAAACTAGGCTGTAGACTGCCCAGATACACAGACGCTAGGTTCGATATGGGGAAGGTTGACCCAAACGCCGACCCCACTATTATCAAGCGTATTAACGACTTCCAGAAAATGTGGATGAAGCTTACCCGTACTGCCCCGACTAGCCCAGTCGCTAAGTCAATGAGTGATGCCTCCGCAGTTTACTGGGAGCGTGTTCACCGTATAGGCAAGATAGTCGAGGCTCGTGCTTACGACCAGAACTACTTCGCCAAAATGATAACACGAACCGAGAACAGTCTTAGAGAGTTCTTTGGTAAGATGACCGACCTCGCACCCAATACTGAGAAGTACGAACGGTTCATGCAGAGACGGGCGGAGGGGTTTGTTACTGAGCAGTTGGCTACGCTTGAGTCAGCAAAGGCTATTGACGCAGCTTACAAACAACTTGACGGCGTATTTAAGGAGTACGGTATTGGCGAACAGATGCAAGCCACGCTAACTTGGAAGTCTGTCGAGGTGGGTAGTGAACCTTGGCTAATTGACTACACAATACAGACTAACCCGCAAGCTGTACGGATGTTAGAAAGAAATAGAGATGAGTTTATTAATTTGATGGACAGCCTAGGTATTGATAAAGCTGACCAAGTAAAGATAATTGAGGCAGGTAAAACAGTAACACAAACCTATTACGAGGTATTGTCTGTGTCTAGTCAGATAGGAGCAGACACATCAAAGCTTCAAGGTATAGGTTACATGAACCGCGTGTTCTCTAGAGAGGCTGGTAACGTTGTAGACACCATAGACAACATGGGTGTACGTGTTCGTCAAAAGTACACTGGTGATATTACCTCCGCGTTCTTTCAAAAGTCAAGGGAGTTCGCTGACTTTGTTCCGCAAGACGAAGCAGTTATGGACTACCTTTTCACTAGAGGTAAAGTGTACGACAGACTAAACAAAGAGTTAGCAAAAAATCCTGAGTTAGCTGCAAAGATAGGCAAAACAAACGTCACCCAGTTTTCTGATATGTTGGTAAACGGTGGTGAACCTGTCTTACTTGAGGCAGTAATAAACACACTAGACGAGGATGAACTACGCTTTCTTGTTCAGAACGGTTTTCTTAGTAAAATACCTTGGGAAACTGGGAGAGTCTACGAGTACCTCAACGATGTTTACAAATTCCCGTTTGAAGGTATCAACGAGGTATTTATTAGTGACCCACGTAAAGCTTTCCAACTTTATAAGAACACGTTAGTTAACCTAGCCAGTGAGAGAGGAAGTGTATTCGGCTTGATAGACGGGGCAATTAACGAGTTTGGTATTCCCAAGTCCATGTTAGACCCAGTTAAACACAAGGGCTTTGTTAGGCTGAGAGACGCGTTTACTGATGATGTTTTACAGAACGTTATAGGTAAGTCTAAGGAAGCTATGACCCACATGGACAACGTGTACATTCACCCCGATGTAGCCCGTGTGTTCCGAGCAGACATGGAAATTGCCACGTCACCTTACTGGTTAGGCATCTTCTCAGACCTATTCAATGCTACCAAGAAGTGGGCATCTGGTTTAGTGTTGGGTTCTTCCCAGTGGTTTGGTAGACAAGTTGTAGGTAATGCTGGACACCTGATGAGTTACGGGGTATCACCCTTTGGGTATGTTAACGATGTAGGTAGATTTATACAGGGGAGTATAGAACGCGTACTTAAAGGCGAGTCCCAGTTTGATATGTGGAAGTACCTACCAGACAAGAAGGTATTTGCTGGTGGGACAATGTCAGAGAAGGACTTGTGGAGACTGGGTCAGCAACGGGGTTTACTTAACGACTTCACAGCCTTCGGCAAACGTACAGAAATAACTGGCTCGCGTGGTTTACGTGGTATGCGAAGAAGCATGAACGAGTTTCTTTGGGTGTTAAAAACATACCCAGAACACTTCGGGCGTAATGCCGCAGACCGCGCAGTACAGTACATGAGTGACAACGATAACCTGTTGTTTAGGTTTATTGGGTGGGGAAACGCCTCGACTGACAACGCTATGAGGTACAATATGCTTAAGGCTGTGATGTCTGATAACAGACTATTCCATAGACTTGGCATGGGTGGTATTGATACAGTACCCTACATAAAAGACCCTACCGAGGCAATTAAGTGGGTAGAGAAACACGTCTATATGTTTGACGAAATACCAGTGGACAAAGACCTGCTTAACGTAGCCAACTCAGTTGTACCGTTCATGAATTGGCGTATCAAAAATATGCAACAGACTGTACGGTTTATGACTGAGCGTCCTCACTTGTTTGGCACTTACCTTGAACTAGCCAAAGAACCGTATGACGAGTTTAAGCATGACGACCCGTTGGCTTGGAAGGCTATGACTAACGGTTGGGTAAAAGAGTCTGACTTCCCAGTACCTTGGGTAATACCTAGTTCTAAGTCTGCTTCTGGTAACGATGAGGTGTTCACCTTCCCCCTGTCTAACATCAACCCAGAGTTGGGGGGTGTGTCTGAGGTAGCAAACTGGTTGGATATTCTTGGCTTGTTCACTGGTGAACGTGACCCACATGAGAGACGCGGAAACCCCTATGCCAAAAACGAGAACTTAGTACTACGTACAATTAATGAGGAGTCGTCACCACTTGCCTCCATAGCCACGTCACTACTTACAGGTAAGGACAAGTTTGGTAATGACCTAGCCAACCTACAGAGGGGAGTAAAACACAGAACCATGTTCGGCGTGGAAGTTGACCCAACGCTGTATTACTTTGCTACCACTGTCGCCCCGATGATACGTAATGCTGAGAAGACTTACTCTGCTGTTACTGGTGGGGCTGGTCTTGGTGGCGCGCCAGACCTAGACGTTACCACTGGTGACTTTAGACCTTACGAGGAGACATGGACTGGGGCTAGAACAGACCGAATGACACCCAAGCAAGAACCTGACTGGCTACCGTACAGACTTGCCCCAATAGAACGTCTTGGTGATATACTCGGGTTCTCCCCTATTCACGTTAACCACTTAGTTCAGATGGGATATACCCAGTCTGACATTGAGATGCAACTACGTGAAGCCAAGAAGAGACTTAACTCGTTCAAGTACAAGTTGGCTATTGAGACTGACCCAGAGGCGCAACAGAAGCATATTGAGGAGTACGAGGACTTGCTTATGTGGGCTATGCTCATTGAGTCTGAGTGGAAAATCTACGAACAGTGGAGAAAAGAACTAGGTATTCCATCCAGCAGAGCCTTACAGATAATTAAGGAGCAGGATATGAAGGTTGATGAGATGCTCCCTGACGGGGAACAGCAAAGGATATACAGAGAAATTTACAAAAAATATAACACGGAGTTCTTACGATGAGTACACAGGCAGTTTCGTTTACCTCTACTACCAACAACTGGACAGGCACTCTGGACGTTACTGATTGTAACTTGTTAAGCGACACCACAGTTAAGGACTTCTCAGTGTTTTACGGGGGAGTTATGCAGGGGGACGTGGAAAAAGCTCTATGGGCAAAGACATCCCAGACGGTGTTGACTTACTCTGGTACGAATGTTGACAACGGTACAATAGTACGTATTCAACGAAAGACACCTACTGACATGGTACACACCGTGTCTAACGGTGAGATAATACGGGCAACTGATTGGAACAGTGAACACGATAGACACATAAGATGGAAAGAGGAAGTAGACGCATTCGGGGCTGATGTAACCTTAACTGGGGCTGTGTCTGACGAAGCCTACGGAACTGGATGGAACGGGGTAACTTCTGTAGCCCCAAGTAAGAACGCGGTGTACGACAAGATAGAGACTGTGGTATCAGGCTCAGTTAGTGACACGACTTATGCTTCGTCTTGGAATGGTGTTACTACGGTAGCCCCGTCTAAAAACGCGGTGTACGATGTAGTTAACGACCTACTAACAGGTACTGTGTCATTCAGTGGGGCTAAGTCCTTCACTGGTACTTTTGATACGGGTAGTGCCACATACGTGTACGTCCCTAACATATCATCTACTGTTGCCACTGCTGCTACTGGCTCGGCTATTGGGTATTCCACTGCTGCCTCGTTTGAGTTGAACATGATGTCTGGGAGGCTTAGCCCAGTGTCAGGCGACCCTATAGGTGACACTGGTGCAAATTCCACAACGTTGTACTACGTGCCTATTCAAGGTAAGCCGCAGTATGTAAGTTTGTACGACAGTTCTTCTGGGATATGGAGACTTTACCCGTTCACTGCTGAGGTGAGCCTTAGTATGTCTGGGCTTGGTGGTAATACTCGTGACGTATTTCTTTACTGGACAGGTTCAGCCTTGGCACTAACTACCCAAGCATGGACAAGCGACCAGAGTAGAGGTTCGTCTAAGTTAACTACACAGAATAACGTACCAGTGATGTACTCGGATTCAACTCGTAGATGGGTTGGAGTAATACGCGGGGAGGCAACAACCAACTATCTGAAAAACGCGTTCTATGTTACTGGTACTAGCGGTGACGCTATTTGCAGGGTATGGAATGCGTACAACCAGCACCAGATAACCCTATTTCGTGGTGGCTTGGGTAATATAACCATAGGTAACAATGTCTACTACACAATTAATAATACATATCCAATAAGCTCAAGTTACTTATCGTTTGTGTGTGACGACTCTACCACCACTGGTCACACGTACTGGCGTGAGAGTTCTATTGTAATGTCACAGTGTAGTACTGTAATTGCCACAGACACCGACACTAGCTGGGGTTTGCAGGTGTACCACAACTACAAGGAAGTGGTGGGTGGTGGTACTATACGCGGTGACATGACTCAGATAACTCACTACGGTTCTGTTTTTAACTCGTTAGAGTCCAGCCTAGCAACGGAAGTAGCTTACAACGCGTTTGCTGGCTGGAACGTAATAGAGTTGTCACACAAAATGTACATGACTAACCAGACTGGCTCGGCTACATTGACCAGCAGAGATGACAACAGGTTACTTGTACTGAAAGGACTGTACGTATAGACACAAAAAAAAAGAGACCCCCCACCAGCCGAAGCCAGTAGGGGTCTAACTTTATTCAGAGTCTCGTCTAAAGTCACAGTAGGCTTTTAGGTCAGCCACCGCTTGCCTGTGTGCAGCTTTGGCATCCTTGTACAACATTGAGTATTCAGTTATCATAACGGCTAAGTTACTAGCCAGTACCGTGAATACTTCCTCTTCACCGCGCATCTTCATTAGTGCCTCGTAAGCCCTAGGCAACCAAGCATCAACGTAGTCTGACTTAACTCCGATGGTGTTGTTGTATTCATCACGGGCTGTGTAAGCTGACTTGTTGAATAGTCTCTCTAGTTCTTTAGTTTCCATGACGTTAACCTCCGTTGTGGGCAAGTGCTTGCTCGATTATGTTAGGTTTGTGTTTTTGAAGATGTTCTGGATAGTTATAGTCTAACACATACAACCTAGCTTTACCATAATCAGTTTTACGTGACTCGGTGATGTAGCACAGGTCTGGGTTAGCTATGGAACACGGTACGTACATCTTAGGTGTACCATCTTCCCAGTATTTAAGGACACCAGTTCGTGTCTGTTCAATACTCGGTGGTGGTGGTTGTGTGTACTTGTAGATGTCGTCCGCAGTTTGGCACTTCTCAAAAGCTTTCACCACTGACTTGGCTCGTTTAAGAGTGGCAGTTCGTTTAGCTTTAGGTATTGACTCAAGGTCAATGACTTGTAGTTCAGAAGTGTTCTTATTAACAAATACCCAATGAGACTGTAAATCGGGATACTTCTCACGCATACACTCATCATACGTGAGAAGCTGAGTAAGATACCCTCGTTCATCTCCTATCCCCTTCTTGACTTGTGTGAAGTAGTAGTCATTAGCGGACTTACACTCAAGTAGGTGAATAGAACCATCAGGAGAAGATACCAAGAAATCAATGTGTCCACCGACACCGTTCCAAGAAACATCAGTTTGCTCCTCTAAAATTGTGTAACCTAGTCGTTTTAAGGTAAAGCGAAGCCAGCATTCTACATAGTCGCCAATGCTAAACAAGAGTCTATGTTGCTCTGATACAGTGTGTTTGCCTGACTGCTTAAGCAAGCCTACCTTTTTGGCACAAAGTTCAAAGGCGGGTGTTTTGCCTAATGAACTTAATCGTAATACGGGGTTGTGTGTCTCTTCAAACACATACTGACGTTTGATGGAATGAGCAACAGCTTGTCCCATCTCATCAGCAAAAGTCTCGTAGGATGTGTTATAAACCCATTCATCCATCCCACGAGACATGACATCTTTAAGTAGTTTCATTACATTACCTAGAAAGTTTTGGCTTTAAGACCACCGCCTATACGACCACTAGACGCAGCAGGTCGGGCTTTCGGTTCACTGTCATCCTCTGGTTCTGCCTCAGCAGTGTCAAGGGCGAACAGCTTGAGTAGACCGTACTTCCGTGCGCCAGTCTCAGCTTTGAACGCGGCTTTGTCACCGTTCTTGTCGGTACTAAAACCAACAGAGCCTACGCTTATCTGGGAGTTGTCTTCCATGTCTACCAAGGTGGTAGTCATTTGAACACGAGCCTTTGACTGGTAGGTTTTTTCGTCAAGAAACTGAACATCAGCATCACTGGAGTCAGTGGATTGAAATACAACCAAACCTAGTTCAGCGAGGTGAGGACGTACAGCGTCAAGAATATCGTTCAAGGTAACGTAACTGTACTTCTGAAAATTGTTAACTCCGTTTTTGGCAACAGAGTGAACTTTGGTTTGAATGACATGGAGTTTAGTGTAAACAGACATGGTTAATTCCTCTTAATTGTGATGGTTAATTCGCCAGCCTCAATGGGTATTTCTTCACAGTCTTCACGGCGGCGTGAACGTTTTCTGCAAAGAAGCATTACAGGGGCAGGGTTGTTATGACCAGCATCCCAGTTCTTGTGGGTGTGGAATGTAGCCACAGCAAAGTTAAAAAGTACCAAAGCTAGGGGAAGCCCAACACACGCTAACATCAGTTCGTGAGCAGGTGTGTTGAGCCAATTCTCTCGTGGGTTATCGGTGTTCATTTAAGTACAGGGACAACATCATGAGACACCTTGTGGTAATATGTACAAGGTGTTCTTTTTCGTCACCTTCTCCTACAAGTAATCTGTGTACATGGGATAATACGCCCTCAAGCATAATGGTGTAGCTTTCACAGCGTCTCCAATTATCTTTAGGGTACTTACCACCGTGGGTTTTACAGTTCTCGGTGAAGCACTTGGCTACCTCGAACAACGCGTCCCACGGTAGGTAGGTAAACATCACTGGTATCGGGGCAGACATATACCCGTTACCGTGTTCAACTGGTGTCTCGTAGTCGAGCAAGCCAGCGTCATCTAAAACTTTTCCTAATGGTTTCATTGTCATTACCTCGTAAGTGTCTGTGTCTTGGTTGTAGGTCAACCGTTTGCAAAGTTTCATATAAATAACAGGCTAAGTAATGGAAGTGAAATACCTAACCAAAGAACAAGTAAGTAAACCATATACCTCCTAGTGAATTTCAAGCCACGTTTTGCCTATCTTGGCAGTAGCTTTGAGTCTCAACTCAGGCAACCAGTCGAAGCCGTTGATGTACTCGTTAAGGACATCCGCCACGCACTGGGCTTCACTGTCCTCTACCTCAAAGATAAACTCATCGTGAACTTGGAGAACTAATTTTGCCCCATACTCAGAGAGTACAGGCAGCAGGTTGTTTATCCAAAGCTTAATCAAGTCAGCCTCTGTACCTTGGATGGTAAAGTTGAATGACTGTCTTTCAGCACGGCTAGATACAGACCTGTCTGTTTTAATGATGTCAGGGTAGTAGCCCCGTCTCCCGTAAAGAGTGTAGACATAACCACGGTTTGACTTGGTGTTTGCCCAAACATACTCTTTAAGCTTCTTGATTGAGGGGAACTTCTCATTAAGCTTCTCAAGATAAGCTTTTGCCTGTTTCTCACTTACGCCCAACTGCCCAGACATCTTACCTGCGCCAATACCGAAGATGTTGCCGAAGTTCATTGTCTTACCAACTTTTCGGTCAACACCAAGTAAATTGGCAGTGACGATGTGGGGGTCAGCGTCCTCATTTGTGTTGAACTCGTTGAATAGGTTTGTGTCTTGGCAGATGTTGTACAAATACCAAGCGAATATTCTCATCTGGAATGCGTCAATGTCAATACCTACCAAGGACTTACCTTCGGAGGAAACAAACATAGACCGAATACTGTCGCCAAGTTCTCCTTTACTTGGGATGTTTTGAAGGTTAGGGTTAGAGGAGCTTAAACGCCCCGTTAAGGTCACGAACTGGTTGAATGAGGCATAGAGTCTACCGTCAGGTTTAACCTTGTCTAGCAGACTTGTACCGTAGGTTGAGACTATCTTCTCAAGCTTAGAATATTGGGTAAGTAGGTTAGCCAAGTCATAAGGTAACTCAGTGAGTACGTCCTTGTTAACTGTGGCTTTACCTGTCTTCTCACTAAACTTCTCTGGTTGCCACCCGTACAGGTGAGCCAACGCCCACGCTGTCTGGTCATCGGAGTTGGGGTTGTATTCCTCTACTTTCCAGTAGTAATACAGGTCGTCTTTCTGTTCCTTAAATACGAACTTTCCGAGTTCAAGTGACTCTGTTGTACAGACTGACTCAGCACTACGTGGGTTCTTTGTCTTAACGAGCTTTGCAGGGGCAAGCGGGACAAGTCGCTTAATACTCTCAGAGAGTTCACTAAGCTTAGGTTGAAGTTCAGTAATAATATCATTCCATGCCTCCTTGTTAACTTTTATTCCATTGTGTTCCAAGGCTATGATAGCCCGAATAAAGGGTTGGTCAATGTTGAAGTAACACCAGCGTAGGGCTTCGTCTTGCATAACCTTCGGGTAAAGGTGTTCAAAGACTTTCCAAGTTAACTCAGTGTCACGTCTAACGTACTCACCCATCTCATCACACCAGCCACGGTCGTAGTCCTTAAAGTCACCTTTAGGGAACTTGAAGAACTCACCCCACGAACCGAGTGAGTGTTCACCCATTGGGTTGTTCAGGTAGCTGAGGCACATGGTATCGTGAAACTTCTCAGGAAGCTTAATACAGAACCATTCCTCAAGTACCCAAATGTCGAACGAGGCATTGTGGTATATCGGGATGTATGAGCCTAGGGTGTTTAGTATATCGGGTAAGTGGTAGATACCGTGAATAGTCTCATGTCGGTCGTCTTCAGGGAAGTAGAAGTCAATACAATGTACGTCTGTCAACTCCCCATCAACCGCGCCCGAATTAGTTTCACAGTCTATCACAACGTAGCGGTGCTTAATTTTGTCAGACATCTGGGATACCTCCGAGTTGTGTGTGTTAGTTAAGTGGGCTTTGGTTAGCCCACTTTGTTTTATTTATACCTCCTGAATAGTCTTGACGTACTCATCCATATAGTAGTCTATCTGGGTAAGGTCAAAGTCAACGTCATCAGAGTAAGGTAGGTTTACCAGTAACTGGTCTAGGTTGTATTTAATTCGTGAAAGTCTGTGTGAACGGTTGTCAGAATCACAGATAGGTAGTAAACCCGCGTAGGGGTTTCTATAAACT